GAATATGTTAAAGCCTTATCCGGGTTTTTGGGCTAAGAGAGGTAATCAAGGTATTTTGCCTGCTTCAGCAAGAGCAGTTGTTGATTCTGCTTGTGATGAAGTAGAAAGGGCTGCTATTGATTTCTGGCATTCAACAGAAACATATACACAACCATTGCTACGAAAGCATGGTAAATCCACAGTATCAACTTATGTTGATGCATCGGATTATGCAAGTAGTCTAACAAAGACTATTAGAAAACACGCAAACAGTCTATTCAAGTCAGGTGCATGGGATGGAACTCTATCCGGTCTATCTGATTGTGTAGATGCTGATTATGGAGAAGAGGAGTAATCTTCTTCTTCGCCTCTAATAGTCGGCATAACGGGGGTTGAGGTTCAAATTTAATTATTTGGGCCTCAGCCTCCAACTTATTTTATTTTAGGGTCAAACAAAGCGTAATATGACCATATGGTGTGAATAAACTTATTTTATTCGGGCGAAATCGCACGGTGTCCACCCCCCTTATATACTCACAGTCCTCCCTGTGAATAACTCAGTATTTGCTACAATCAAGCAAATAATGTATATTTTACCAAAGCACATCTTAACTACAATCATGTGCATGGTGTAATAATTTACATACTGTATTAGCATAGTTTATTTTATAGCAATAAGATGCATCTAATATGATATTCATATGTCTTATGTTATATCTTTATGCTTATCCATATCCTATATGATATGATAAGTAAAAACTAATGCTAACATATCTGAATATATTTTGGCCACATTCCAACATTCTCGTTAGGTGAGAATCGAGAAGTGGTAAGAAAATGGGTAGATATATACAATATGTATATATTTTATATTATAATTCTATTATTATCATTATTATACTCCCTCTCTCTCTATATCCATCCATCCATCCATCCATCCCCTAAGGGGGGCGAGAATAATGAGAAACGAGAATCGAGAGTATATCTAAATAAAACATTATTAGATATGCTGAATATCTGAGCAAAATCATTATTCTTATTGGTGGAATGTGGAAAGAATTTTATGACTTTCTCATTTTTCGTTATTCTCTTTCATAGAAACGGTTTTTTAACAGGATTGAAGATTATGTCTAAAACAAAAGAAAAGACAACTGCAGACAAAATTAAAATTGCGATAAAAGATATAGAAAATCTTTTGCTTACTAAAAATGAGCAATACGGAGATTCCGTATTTACTCCAATTAGAATATTTTCTAAGGTAGACCAAAATGAACAAATACGTGTTAGAATAGATGATAAGTTAAATCGTCTAGTTCACGGAAATGATAGTATTGAACAAGACATTGATATTGTTCAAGATTTAATTGGCTATCTTATTCTCTTGTATATTAAAATGCAAGATTAATTACACTCATTGGTGAGGGAAAAAGTTTCATGTCTTATTCCAGCCCTCACATAAATTGAGTAGAGTTTGTTAAATTAAAAAGAATAAAGTTGTATTAACTATTAACAAAGGGGTTTACACATCCTTTACTTCTTATTTCCTCTTTTTCTTCTCTACTCATTATTACACTCAAAAACATTAGACGGGAGAATACGGTAAATTTCCATGAGAGCCCGTTCCATTGCAACCGTATGCGTAATTGGTGTTTCTAATGTTTATATTGAGTAGAGTTTGTTAGATTAAAAAGAATAAACGCTTTGCATATAAATTAACAAAGGGTTGGCCCTCTTATTCTTCTCTATTCAATTTTTAAATGCGAGATACCCAAGTTTGGTTAAAGGGGCAGGACTTAAGATTCTGTGCGTAGTGCTTCGGGAGTTCAAATCTCCCTCTCGCAACCAATTCAAAGGTGATACAAATGTTAGAAGAATTATTAAAATTAAAAGACAAGCGAATTAAAATGAAAGACTATATACCGCCACATCAGCATAGATTATGGAAGGACTCATACCTTAACAGAACAGTTTGGGATGAAATTAAAAGAATACAAAAATATAGAAAAAGGTGGAAATAATGCCATATAAATATTGTACAAAAGTAAAAAGTGATGGTTATAGATGTGAAAAACCATTTTATACAAAAAGCATTAAAAGTAATAGAATATATTGTGATGATTGCGGAGTAAATAGTTCACGTAATGTTCATGCAGTTTCAATGAGAAATCAAGATAGAATTGATGAATTAGATGATATTAGAACTAATAAATTACCTAATTTGATTCAATCTATAGAACAAATTAATCAAACTCTATTTGATATAAACGAACGTATGAAATTAATGGAGATTAGATTAAGTCAGCAAGATTCTAAAATTAATGAAGTTTCTTTGATTGCTGATGAGAAAAAATCATTTTATAGTTTAAATAAAAAGGTTGTAAGATTACAAAAAAGATTAGAAAAGTTAGAATAGTTGTGAACTTTAAATGGGTTTGTTGCGATTAAAAAGGAATAAATAATTCTTCTGTTTGTGCTTCGTTATTGCGTAGTTACCTCCTAGTAACAAGGGAGTCGTGTACCTATTCCTTCCCAAAAGATATTCATTTACTATTCAATTAGAGTTGTGGAGTTAAAAAAAGTAAATGGGCTGGTAACCCAAGTTATTCATTACACAAGGTTGATTAAAAAGACCTAACTCTCTAAAATTAAAAGTTCGGGGTTTTCTGAATAAAAAGGAATGAACTTGGCTTCTCATATAGATAATGTGTTTCTCGGCACTAAGTTCCTTTTCCCCTAATTACATTCCCCTATTAAGGAGATATAAATATGAAAAGTTGGAAAAAAGAAAACAGATGTATGATGGAATTGTTCTATTGGTTTGATATTGATGGAAGGATTGAAAGTGGAAATGTTGAAGGCGAAAGAATGTTTTTAAATGTTAATTCGGCTGATGATTTCTATACAATAAAAACAAAAGAAAACAAGGTTGTTTCTATTTCAAAGGGTGCAGTTTATAGAATTGATTATAAACAAATTCCTGATTGGTTTATTATTAGTGAAGAAATGGTTGTTGAGTCTGCTAAGTTTAGAAAGAAAGAAGCATTACATAATTTACATGAAATGAAAGATAGACTAAAGCAGGAACAAGAAATGGATTCTTTGAAAGATAGAGATATTAACGGGTCGGTTTGATATGAATATATTTGCATTAAGTAATTGTCCAAGAGAAAGTGCTCAAATGATGTGCGACCGCCATGTAGTTAAAATGGCTATTGAAAGTATGCAAATGCTTTCTACTATTTTAGACTATTATGGTTTTGATTCACCATATAAACCTGTGATGTTAAATCATCCTTGTACTATTTGGGCAAGAAAATCTAAAGATAATTTTTATTGGTTAATAACTCACGCTGAAGAATTGTGCAAAGAATATACTACTAGATATGGTAAAACGCATAAAGTCGAAAATACTCTTAAAGATTATGAAGACCATTTATCATATTGTGCTGATTCATTACCCGATATAGGATTAACAGAATTTGCAGTTGCTATATCAGATGATATGTTTTGCAGAAGATATCCCGAATTTAATTGTGCTACAGTAGTAGACAAATATCGTATGTATTATTTACACGATAAGTGGCATTTTGCTACATGGAAAACTAATTCGCCAGAATGGTGGCCGGATGATTGGTATAGACTAAAATTAACAGAACGATTTAGGAGAGATAAGAATGTGCGAAAAATGCGAAAAAGGAATAATAATGAAACAAATATCATTGGCTGAATTTGTGCCAATAGAATGCGAATGTACTATAGAGAAATGGTTTGAAGGACTAAAGAAAGAGGAATAATTATGAAAATAGATTGGGAAACAATAAGAGAAATTGCGATTGAAAGAGCAGAAACACTAAGAGGACAAACACTAGACCGCGAACAGTATAGGAACTACTTTAATGGAGTTTGTAAACAATATATGAAAGAAACAAAACGTCAAAGAGTTCCTAGAAATTCTGATTTATTAACAAAGATGTTATTAAATAGAGATGTTATTAAAACTGAACTACAAAAAACATATGGTGGAAAGTATAGAAACGTAACTTATAAATTTCAGGAGAGATAATAATGCAAGATACAGTTAAGAAAGAAGTTCAATTTAAATTAATAGATGATGAAGAACTACCGCCATTGATGATTACAATGGATGAAAATGATTTACCTAAAGTTGTAATTAATAGAAACTACCAAATATGGTTGAGTCTACACAGAAAAACAATTGCAGGTTGTTCAGAACCTATATTTGATAAGATAGATGAATTATTAACATCTCATTTATCTGAACAAAGAATGTTTGAGAGGATGGATTAAATGCCTAGAGAATGTAAAGACCCAACTCACCCACAAATATCGGGTGAAGAATATTGTAGGGTTTGCAAGAAAAATAAAGAGGAAGAGGAATAAATATGTTAAATATAAAATTATTAAAAGCAGTAGCGAATAAAGTAAGCGAAGAAGATAAGACTATCCTTTTGGATATTTTAGATAAAGAAATATCAGAAGATAACCATGATACCGTTTATCAATTAGCGTATCTTATGTTAGGTGAGGAAGAATGAAGAGTTGTACTGTATGTGGTAAATCACTTAATCTTAGAGTAGAAACTCCTAATTCCGATACTTGTTGTAAATGGGTGGTGATGAGATGACTGAAGAATTTACTTTTACTAGAAGTTTAGGTAATGGTCGTTGGGATAGAAAATTAAAAGAAAGAATGACTGAGTTATCAGTAGCAGATAATTATGATGATGCTAAACATGAATGGATAGCAACAGGTAATGTTTGGTGGGAACAAGTAGGAGATAGAAGACCCGAATGGGCTAAAAATCATCCTGATAAATGTTTATGTGGACATAACATTGTATATCATTTTGAAATCCATAATACTGAAAATGATGTTAGAGAATGCGTGGGTTCTGACCACATTAATTCTTATCTAATTTTAAGAGCAATTAAAGAAGAAACAGGATTATCTGAGAAATATATTACAGATGATATGATTGATGAATGGATTACTGTTAGAGTTAAGTCTTTGAAGAAAGATGCTTGGTGGAATATTAATGGTGAAGGATTTACTAAAATGTTTGATGCAGTAAAGGATTATGATTTGAGAGTTAATGTTCTTGAAAGTGGAACGTATTATGATTCAGAATTAAGAATGCATAGACCTAGAACTAGAATTAGAAAAAGGGCTTCGGGAACATATCCTCAAGAGGATTATAGGATGGCTTCTATTGTTTGGAGATGGAATCATCCCGATAATAAAAAGGCCCAAATTAATACTAATGGTTTTCCGAATGAATCTTTAATGAATGATTTAGTTTATTTCTTTACTACTATTGAAAATGCTAAAGCAAAAATTAGAGCAGAAGAAGATTTTGTTGAAAGACGAAAGAAGTATTTAGAAGAACATGATAAAAAGGTTGCAGAAAGAATAGCGAGAATAGAAGTTTCTAAACAAGTTAGAGAAGATATGGATGAGCCAGAATTTATACAGGCTTGTGAATATTATGATATTTCTCCCTTTAATCCTTCAGATAATGCTTTTAGTGCATGGGAGAAAAACTTCTTATCTGATATGAAAAGAAGAATGGTTGCGGCTAAAGAATTATCTGAAGCACAATTAAATACATTATACAAAATTGTTGCTTCTGAAGAAGAAATGCAAAAATTAGGTATTGAATTAGAAAGAGCATCTAGCAAACAGATTAGTTATTTACGCAGATTGGGGTATGAAGGTGATGTAGATAATCTATCTAAGAGAGATGCTAGTAGATTGATAAATGAAATAAAATCGGTGATATGATGGATGAAAAGAAAAAAACAAAAGATGAATTGCGAAAAGAAATTGAAAATTTAACTAATATGTTAGAAGAAAAGAATGGAGAGTTATCCAAATTTGCAGATGCTCACGGACAATTGATAGCAACATTGCAGAAACAAAATGCTATGCTTGCTCAATATGAAGCGACAATTAATGCATTATCTCTACGTTTAGTTGAGGGGCGAACACAACAATAATAAACGTGATATCGTTGGAAAAAATACTCGGAAGTGTAATTTATGAAATTAACAATAATAAATGAAACCGGACATACGGAACTTGAATTGACTCATAGTGAGGTTATTGAACAAATTAACGACCATCCAACCCATTGGGTATTAATTGATGGTGATTTGATTTCTAGACAAGAAGTAGCAGATGTTAATTGGGATAGCGTGGAAGACGTTGAACTAATCCCTGCTATTGTTGGCGGAAATTGAATTTTCTATATACGGGGGGTAGGTAGTAGCCCCACTATCTACTCCCCTAAAATGGGGGAATTAAACATGGATGAAGTTAATTTTATACGAGAAGAATTGATTAAAAAATATTTAGAAGCCTTTGGTTGGATTTATAATGGCTCACATTTAACGTGGGGAAAATTAGCGGCTACGAGAGCCGACTTTTATCCTACAGGATTTGTAATAGCAGTTAGTAAAAAAGCAGTAATTACTTGTGAGGGTGAATTAGTATTCAAATATAAAGGAGAAATCTACGAAGATTTTGATGATTTATGTAAAAAACTTGGTAGAAAGGCATTCGATACTTTACCCGATTGGGAAATTGAGGTAGAAAAAGAATGGACAGTTAGAAAGAATGGCGAATGGAAGCATTCTTTTTCAAATTTTGTTGAACTTCCATTAAGAAAACAGTTAAGGTGTTGAAATGAATTTAAGTAGTAAGATATTATCGGATATTACAGTATATATGAAATATGCAAAGTGGAAGCCAGAAGAAAAAAGAAAAGAAACATGGGAAGAAGTATGTATCAGAAACATGGAAATGCACAAAAAGAAATTTGCAGATTGTGGCCCTGAGTTCATAAACGAAATCGAAAGCGTTTATTTTGATTATGTTATTCCTAAGTTAATATTACCTTCAATGCGCTCAATGCAATTTGCAGGTAAACCTGTAGAGATATCACCAAATAGAATGTATAACTGTGCTTATATGCCTGTAGATGATATTGCTTGTTTTCACGAAGCAATGTTTTTATTATTAGGCGGAACAGGAGTTGGTTATTCTGTTCAAAAACATCATGTAAAGAATTTACCGGAGATTAGAAAACCTAATCCAAGTAGAACAAGAAAAATAGTTATTGAAGATTCAATAATGGGATGGGCTGATGCAATTAAAGAATTGTTTAGGTCATATACAGGTGAATTAACACAAACACCTAGATTTATTTATGATGATATTAGACCAAAAGGTGCATTACTGAAAACTAGCGGTGGAAAAGCCCCCGGCCCTCAACCATTAAGAAAATGTTTAGTTATTATTGAGGGTATTCTTCAACAAAAAGAAGATGGAGAAAAACTTGAACCAATAGAAGCACATGATATTATGTGCCATATTGCTGATGCAGTATTAGCAGGTGGTATTCGTAGAGCCGCATTAATATCTCTTTTCAGTTTAGATGATGATGATATGATAAACTGTAAAGCGGGTAAATTCTGGCTAGAAGAACCACAACGTAGTAGAGCAAACAACTCAGCAGTTATTCTTAGACATAAGATAACAAAAGATATTTTTGATAAATTATGGGATAGAATTGAAATGGGTAAAGCGGGAGAACCCGGTATTTATTTCAGTAATGATAAAGATTGGGGAACAAATCCTTGTTGCGAAATAGCACTTAGACCCTATCAGTTCTGTAATTTGACCGAATTAAATGCTTCAACGGTAGAAAACCAAGAAGATTTTGAAAATAGAGTAAAGGCGGCCACGTTTTTAGGAACTTTACAAGCATCTTATACTGATTTTCATTATTTAAGAGATGTTTGGAGAGAAACCACAGAAAAAGACGCATTGTTAGGTGTATCTTTAACAGGTATTGCTTCAAATAGTATAATGAATTTAGATATTACAGGTGCAGTTTACAAAGGCAAGGCTGAAAATGCTAGAGTAGCCGACATAATCGGTATTAATCAAGCATCAAGATTAACTTGTATTAAGCCTAGTGGAACTGCATCAATTGTTTTAGGCACATCAAGTGGTATTCATGCTTGGCATTCAGAATATTATGTTAGAAGAATTAGGGTGAATAAGAATGAGCCTATCTATGAATATCTTGATTCTCATTTCCCTGCGTTAATTGAAGACGATATGATGGAAGTTAATACATCAGCAGTTATTTCTGTTCCTATTAAATCACCATCTAATGCAATTACTATTGGTAATGAAACTGCTTTTGATTTCTTAGAAAGAGTTAAGAAAGCAAATATTCATTGGGTAAATCCGGGTCATTCTGATGGACAAAACTCACATAATGTTTCTGCAACTATTTATGTTAAGGATAATACGTGGGATGAAGTAGGAGAATGGATGTGGAAAAATCGTTATTTCTATAATGGTCTTTCTTGTTATCCTGAAAATGCTTATTATCCACAAGCCCCATTTGAGGCAATCACTAAGAAAGAATATGATGATTTATTTCAATTTTTGCAAGAAATAGATTTAAGTCAAATAAAAGAAGATGATGATAATAGTGATTTCGGCAATGACCCTGCCTGTGCGGGTGGTGCTTGTGAGATTTAAAACACTTAGAAGTATTAAATCACGTCATTTAGAGGTAATTAAAGAACCTATACGTTCTTTATTATTATCTTTCGATGATGAGGTTTATGAGGATAGTAAGTATATTACTTATAATCCTTTTTGGATGAAATCAAAAAATGTTGTAGAGAATATGTTTGATAGTTTATTCAATAAAGCAATTAAAAATGAAGCAAGTCATCATAGGGCTTCCCCAATAACGCCTAGAAATAGTAATCATCAATTGCAATTTATATTAATGGTTAGGCATTATTGGTTTTCTCATCGTTTTATGAACAAAGAGGCGTATGATGATAAAAAGTTTCTCGCAATGATACAAGATATGTATGATTGGGAGATGTATAAAAAGGTGAATAAAGATGAATTGGAAATGTAAATGTGGAAACACGGAAATGAAAATAGATTTTGGAAGAATGATTTGTAGTAAATGTGATGCAGAAGTTAAAATGTATTCTGTAGATGAACAAAAGGTTATGAAAGAAAACAATAAACATTATTATTGGTTAATTCAAACACCGACCTTTGTCGAAAAATTAGATACATTTTATGCAGATTTTACTGAAGAACAATTAATAGAAATGTCTAGAAAAATAGAAAAGGTCAGTGCTAAGAATAAAACACAGGCTACTAAATTTAAGAATAGTTATATCTATTGGAAGTATTTTTATAATCCTTCTTTTAAGAGAATGGAACTTAAATTTATAACTTTATCCACATTGAAAAGGTTGTTCCTTAGAAATGTAAAAGATATTGAATTAATAGAGGTTGATTTAAATGATTGAAAATTTTAATAAAATGAACAAAAGTGAAATTATATTATTGTATAAAGCATATCTAAGAAAGAATGAATTATTTGGTACTAAACAGGGTATGAAAGGAACTAAGCCTAAATATAGAAGGCCTAAAGTTAATAAGAGAGTTATTTCTTGGAAAAACTTTGAAAGGCTGAAGCAGGTTCAAATTATTGCTTTTTTACATGAAAATAATTTATTAGAAGATGTATGGAGTTGTAAAGGTGAATGATGAAGAATTTACATATTTATGTAGGGTACAAATTCCTCAAGCATCTGATTTAAAAACAAAACAATTTGCTTCTTTTGTGCTTACTGCAAATAAAAGATTATATCATATGAGAAGAGAAAGACCTTATGTTAATAACTTTTCAGAAACATTAGAGCGTATTCATGGAGATAAAGATGACCCTGTTATTAAAAATATATCAATTTGTGCAGGTAAGTGTTTAGGAATATATCATTCAAGACACGCATATGATAATATTAAATATGTGTTAAGAATTAATGTGGGTTTAAAAGATACTAGTCTTAATAATGTAGAAGAACATGAAAATAAAATGATTCTAATCTTAGAAAGAAAGAAGCCATTTTATATATTATTAGGGCATAGAATAACTAAGAAAAATCTTATGAATACTCTATCAAGGATATTATATAAATCACTGTATGTTGATTCAGTTGAAGAATTAACTGCATATGCCTTTAAATTATTAAATAGACCAGAAAATGTAAATTATGTGTTAGAGAATAGAGCACCGTTTCATTTCATGGATAGTAAATATAGAAATAAAATTAATGTTAGATTGAATGTTAATCTTATAGACCATGATACTGCCGCAATGGAAATATCAGATGGTGTATGGGCTAAAATTAAATTAGATGATTTAGATACTTTTGTAAATACTTTTCATCATAATAAAAGAAGGTCAAAAAGATGGAGATATATTTCTCCCCGTAAACTATGGATTAATTTAATGGGTGAAGAACCGACAGATTCTCAACTTAAACTAATGATAAATTTTCTAAAGCAAAATAGAACTCAAGATATTGTGGAGAACAGGGCTAAAGAATTAATGCAATCTTTGACTGTAAAATATCCTGATAGAATAAAAATTCTAGAGAACTCCAAAAATACAATTATGTTAGTTAGAGGCAAAATATGTGATTGGGTTATTCACGAAAATAAAGAAAATAAACGAAGGTCAAATATTCAAAAGGTTAGCACTTATGTTTTTATTAGAAAATCTCTAATGGATGAAGAACAAAGAGAGCGGGTATTAGATACTTCTAAGATAGGTGAATTAGGTTTTAGCACACAAGTATTAGATGGTGATTTTAGAGGCCCAATCTGCATTGATAATATTCATACTAATTCTAGCACAGGCGACCAATTCGCCGCTAGAGCATTAGCACTATTAAATGATAAACTGATGTTAGATAGAGTTTATACAATTAAGAAATATATACCTAGCAAGGTATTGAATAATTTAGATATAATCAAACCAAGTCATTTTGATTGGGATATCTTTGAAAGGTTTTTCGTAGAAAAACATACAGATGGAGAAGAAGATGAAGTGTGATAATTGTAAATCAAATAATAGTAAATTCGACATTGGTATTGGAGAATATTTCTGTAATGATTGTGGATATGTTATTGTATCTCAAATCTTTGAAGAAAGACCTTCATTCAATACTGAGAGAAACATAGATAAAAAACTCGGTTCTCTTGTTGGTGATTCCACCGATAAATTAACTAGAAGGTTAAAAAGAACTGAGAAATTTCATAGTACGGGTAAAGAATCAACGATTTTACCAACGGGTATGATTGAATGTAATATGGTGCTTTCACCGTATTTGCCTAATCATTCTTTACAGGATAGAGTGGAATATTTGTACAAAAAAATCTTTGCTGATAAAAAAATCACGGCTTTTACGATTAGAGTTAGGGCAGTGGCTATTGTAATATGTGCATTAAGAGAGATGGGAATACCCGTTTCTGTAAAGACTCTTTCAAAAAATAATGAAGTGAACCCGTATAATGTTTCTAAATGTGCAAGAAAAATTGCCTCGATTATGGAAAAACCTCAAATTTTACATCAAGAAAATTTGACCTCTTGGGTAGAATCTGGCGTTTCTAAATTGTTTGTTACATACCCTAGAAAAATAAAGGGTAGAAAAGAACAACAGGTATTCTTAATGGAATGTAAAGAATTGGTTTTGTATATTAGCCGCTATTTAGAAGAAAGAAATATTACGTTTATTCCTTCACATATGGCGGTGTGCATTTGGATGCTTTGTCTTCTTAGAACTAAAACTTCCAAATCAGAATTTACTCAAGGAGAAATTGCAAATGTGTTTAATTGTTCAACTGTAACATTGAGAACACACAGTAAAACATTTTTTAATATTTTTAATGTTAATAAAAATAAACTAAAAGATTTGAATATAAATGAATTTATAGCAGGTGTAAGATATGGATAAAGAAATTGATGATGAAATAATGAAAATAGCAATAGAAAGTGAAGATTTGGAAAAATATCCAGATTATGATATAAATTATTTACTTTCTTTACTAACAGGTATTAGAGGTTGTAAAGGAGATGATTGTGAATGCGGAAAATATTGATAATAGGTGTTGGTGGTATCGGGAGTTTTTTAGTGCAATTTCTGAATAAATCAGGTATGTATTATATAACGGCGAGCGACCCCGATAAGGTAGAAAAAAAGAATTTAACATATCAAAATTATAATGATTCTGATGTGGGCAATCTGAAAGTGATGCAAAGTTCCGCACACTTAAAACATCCCTTTAAAATTCTAGTTAAGGAACAATTAGAGGGTTATGATTTAGTAATCTGTTGTGCTGATAATTTAGATGTTAGAAGGTTATTATATCGTGAAGGTTTTGGTGAAGACTGTAAAAATAAATGGTTGGACTTAAGAGCACAAGGTAGAAATGGTGCGCTAATTAGTTATTTAGCAGACTCAAAATATTCTGATGTATTTAATAGTGGGCCAGACGGTTCATTTTCATGCCAAAGCGAAGATTATAATATTAGCAGAAATCCTGCTGATTTACAGTTTACTAATATAGCAATTGCAGGTATTGCTTCACAGTGGATTCATAGGTGGTTCAATGGTGAAGAAGTACAGGATAAAATAATTATTAACGTATAGGTGATAAAATGGTTAATTGGACAGACGAACAAGTAGAAATAATGAATGTAGCCGCAAAGAACGGCTTAACTATTGAAGAAACATCTGCTTCTTTAATTGAAGCAGGGTTTGAAAATAGAAGTGTAAAGTCAGTGAGGGCCAAGTGGAGGCATATGTATAAAGCCCCATTTGGTGATTTTAATGATGAAGAAATTGTTGTTGAAGAAATAACAGAACAATCAAATGAAGAAGAATCTATTGTAGAAACTTCTTCAGGAGATAAAAGTATTGATAGAACAAAGATTATGATTGTTTTGGGTATGGTTGTTGCTTGCACTACATACCTTACATATACAGGTTTTATTAGTTGGGGATGATTTAATGTTTGATGATTTAGTAGTAGATAAAGAAAATTGGAAAGACATAATAGGAAAAGCATTTACAGATTATAGAGAGGGGAGTATAAGTGAATATGTGTTTTATGATACAATATTTGAAATGTCGCACTTTGCCTTTGATAAGGCTAGAGAAATTCAGGTATTGATAGATGCAAATGATAGTCTATTTATTACTGTGGGTAGTCCTAGTTTTGTATCGTTTGACGGTCAAGAAGATGTTTTATATGAATCTGCCGTTAAAATTAAATTTCCGTTAAAGTGTTGGATTCATACCCATCCTTTTGGTAAAGCATATTTTTCATCAACAGATGTAAAAACCGCTAGAATTTGGCGACATAGAATGAAAGAGGCAGTAGTGATAGGTAATTACGAATACTTTAAGGCAAAGTTTGAAGACGACCCCGCGATGGATAGTTTCTATATGGTTCATAGAGTAGAAGATTATACATTAGTTTATCAAGGTGAATAATATGGGTTGGAGAGTTTTAGTAAGTGATGACTCATATGGAAACCGTGTTTTTGTCTTATTCTGTAATACATCAGGATTTGCATTTGGGCCTGTAATGTCGTTTTCAACATTATTATTTGATGATGATTTTTATGAGTTATATAATAAATTATTTACAGAAGACCCAAGAAAATTAGACGATGAAGAATTATCAGATGTGTATTCAACCATGTTAGATGCTTTGGGCGAAGTACAAGGTGATGGAACACATATATCTGAATTAGAAAAGGAGTAGATTGAATGAATAAAAGAATTTTAGTATTATTAATTGCAGTTAGTATGATGGCCGGATGCACTGAAAGCATACCATCACCCACAGATATATTTAATGATTGTAATGACCCCGAAGTTATAACTGAAACGGGCCAAATAATTATTTTAGAAAATGAAACGTATAATCCAATTGAATTAGGTAATTCTAGTAAATGGTTGGAGTTAGTTAGTTATGACTACACTGCTACTCATTTAAGTTTTGAAGTAGTGAACAACAGTGTTATATTTAATAATCTTACATTTGACGTAAGTGGTGAATTATATCAAGAGCATACTGTTAATTACACAGTATCAATTCCCGTCAATTCAACATCAAATGAAACGGTAAATTATATATTTACTGATACGAGTATTGTTACATTTAGTTCAGGATTTGCGCCAGACATAGGATTAGTTAATATGTATGTGTCTGACTTTGATTATGATATTACTATTGATTATACTATTCAATATAAGTTATGGACAGGTAAGGAGTGTTAATGGATAAACCGCTAAATGTATTATTTCCTGCCCCATTACCTGCAGAAATCCCTTGCCCTGTTTGTGCAAGAGAAGAAGGTAAAAAGGGCAATGGTTGTTTGGCCTGTTCTTTTGAAGGTAAATTAGAAATAACAGTAGATGCTAAAATACCGATTCAAAGAGCACATATCATTAAATATATTTCTGATAATATGGAAGATGTTTCTTCTGAATTAACTAGAATGTATGGTTTAGTGCCAAAGGTTAATACTAAAGAAGTATATCAAACAACATATGGTACTTGGGAAATAGTACAAGTTAGTAGTTTAGGTGGGGCTATATGGATAGCCAATAGAGTAGATGTATTAGAACCACCTATGTATTTCTATACTTTGTCTAATTTAAAAGAATGGATGGAAAATAATGGATAATGAAAAAATTATTGCAAGAATCGCAAGAAATGAATCTGATGAACTTCTAGTTAGAAGTGGAAGATATTGGAATATTGATATAATAGATTTAAGATGGTATAATAATAATAACCCAACCCGAAAGGGGTTAAGGTGTAATATGAAAGAGGCAAGGCTATTATTGAGAGCCTTACAAAAAACAATAGGTGATGTAAATGAAGATGAGCAAAAATCTGATGAAAATTAAATTAAAAGAAAAGGCGGCAGTTAATACTTATATATCTCCCGATGTATATATTAAAATGTCCGAAGTTATGGAAAGTGTTTTAGAAAATTTATGTGAAGAAATAGTGTTAGCATTTGAATCTTCAGGAGATAGAAAGATAACAACAAATAATGTAAATGCGGCAATAACAAATGTTTTATTATTTAGGGGAGATAACGATGGGGTTTAGTCAATTTGCTAGGTTATGTGAAGTATTAGAACAAAATACTCCAACAAATAATACGGTGCATATTTCAAGGGCCATGAATAATTTAGATAAGGTTGATTTATTAAAACTATTATGTATGGATTATCCTGTTAATAATATAGGTAATAAAAGAGCGAAGGTTTGGATATCAAAAGCATTTGGAATATTTGAAGACGAATTAGATACTTATATTAAAATGTGGGGAGATATAGGTGAAGCAGTTTATGAAATTGATGAAAGTAATGAACAAGATTCAGATTATAGTTTAAGACAAATCATATCGTTTTTCAATATGAATTGTAGTAGTATAAACAATAATGCATTTAATACGTTTTCAGAAATTTTCTCTAATCTCAGTGCAAGAGAAAAGAAGTGGTTTATTAGATATTGGTTGAGAACACCTAGAAATGGAGTAAATGATAATGTTCCGAAAAAGGCGGTAGCACATCATTTTGATAAAAAATATTCAGAAATTAAGTGGTGGTCGTATTTCAATACTACACCAAAAATATGTGAGTATTTAATGACTAATAATGTGCCGCCAACAGATTTAACGCATGGGAGTTTTGTAAAACCAATGTTAGCAAAAGCACGTAAAGGTCAAGAAAAACATAAGAAGTCTATTATTGATATTAAGTATGACGGTAATAGATATCAGATTCATAAATCGTGGATAACACAAACAAACTCTACTTCTGTTTTAATCTTCAATAGAAAAGGTGTATTGGTAACAGAAAAATTCCCCGATATTGTTGATATAGTATCTAAATGGGATAAGAATTTTATTATTGATACTGAAATATATCCTGTAAATGAAGATGGTTCTCCTGCTGAACATAAGTTAATGGCTAAAAGAGTTCATAAAAAGAACGTTCAAGAGGCAGTTCAAGAATGCCCTGTAAAACTAGCAGTGTTTGATATACTTTCATCTGATGGAGTATCATTACTTCATAGAAATTTATCTGATAGAATAGAAGTTCTCAATACGGTTATACCTGAAAAATATCAAGCAATGATTTTCCAAGATACTTCTATTGAAGCGGCATACAATATTGCTATTAATGAAGGATTTGAAGGTATTATGATTAAAGATGCTAACGCTAGATATGAACCTTCAAAAAGAAGTAAAGCGTGGTTAAAGTATAAACCACCTAGAGTATCATTAGATGTAACAATTACTTCTGCTAAATATGGTGAAGGTAAAAGAGCAAATGTCTTTGGTACTTTTGGTATATCTGTTAAGGATAATTCTGATTATGTAAATGTTGGTTCGGTCGGAACAGGTTTTTCTGATTCTGATTTATCTTATTTAACTTCTGAACTTAGAAAAATAATAGAGTCTTATGATGCTAAATCAGAAACATATTCATTCTTGCCTAGAATAGTTATTGAAGTATCTTGTGATTTTATCACTAACGATAGTGAAGGTAATATCGGATTACGCTTTCCAAGATGTATGAAACTAAGACCCGATAAATCTGCATCAGAAAGTGATACTCTCGATACAGTTAAGGAGATGATGTAATATGATACAAGAAGGCAATATGACTATGATTGATGATTTGGGCTATGTTTGTGAAAAAGTAGTGAATGGGATGGCCTATTTTAAGAGCATTAGCGGCGAGAGAAGGGGTAGATACAAAAAAATGGAGGCAAAATATGCCCCCTATTTTGACGAAAAAGGAGAATATATAGTTCCTGAAAAACCAAAGTTCAGTAGAAAGCGTATGACCCGTTTTCATTTCTTAAAGATAATAAAAGATGAAACCGATTTATCTCTTTCACACGATTTGGCTTATTTTGTGGCTGAATGGCTTGAAGATATAGTTAGAAGTGCGGCTGCTGCGGCTGACTATAATGCTCTTGAAAGAGGAGATGATAAAATAACTGCGGCTCATTGGCCTCCTAATAGAGATTTAGGTAATCAATATGGTTATTGGGAAAGTAATAGAGAATGGGCTAAAGATTACAAACAGTATTTGAGGGAAAATAATGAATGAACGTTCTTTAAATGAATTACTTGCGAATAATGAAAGTGTTGGGGTAATAACTATTCTTATTTATGGCCCTAACATAGAAGAAGATGATATAGATATTTTATCATTCGGTTTAGACCTTATTGATGGTGATTATGAAATAAGATTAACAAGTATTAATTATGAAACTGCTAAAGCGTATGATATAGAAAGAGGATATAAATTTCAAATATTTATACTCGGCCCTGAATCTATAGATAAAATAGAAGAAATTGGAGAATGGATGCTAGAGGGCATAAGTACTGCACTTAGATTTAAAGCAGAATTAATAGAAACAACGGTTGTGAAAAGTAATGTTTAATAAAAGTCAATTAGAAGGAATCTTGCTATCAGTAGCAAAACCAGAAGTGCATATTTCTAGAAGCCAACATACTAATATTGGATATAGAGTTAGAATACGAGTAAACATAAGAGGTTGTGAGGATTTTCTTTTGGGTGTCCAAAGAACATTAGCGCAACATTCTATCAAATCAAAATACAAAGAAAAAGAACATGGTAGTAGACCAAGACCAATATTAACAATAAGTAGTATTGTGAACCTTTGGTTGTTATGTGAATTAATTCCCGATTTGCCAGACTGTAAAGGAGTTTGGGTTTCTTTCAAAGAAATAGTTAAACTTATTGATGGTGGAGAACAACACACATTAGAAGGATTAGAACGAATTATGGAATTGAAGGGAGTTATATGATACCAGATAATCTTAATGAAGAAGATTTAATTTTTTTAGAAAATGAAACGCAAAAGGCAATTGAAGATGGTTGTAAAGAATGTAATTTTAGACACATCATTTATTCAACAAATATTTCTGTTGAACCGAATGGCTCAAAAGTCTTCTTTATTGAAGTAGATTGTCCTAGTTGTAAATGCGATTATAAAGAAATAATGGGCGTTAGATAATGTTAAATTTAAATATTAATAGACCAATAATAATTGTTTGTAAAGATAGTTTAGCGGCTAAAAAAGAAGCACTAGAATTGCTAAACAATCCTATACAAAGATATGCAAATGAATACGACATAGAATTTATCTTTAGTATTCCTCAGGATAGAGGCATACTAATAGAAGAACTACATTACAAAGCAAACACAGATTTAATTTATGATGCGATTATAAATTATCGTGGGCAGGTTGTAATGACTTCTTTTAATAAAAAAGATATTCCAAAGAAGATATCTAAATTATGTAAATTCAGATTGTTAAAGGCACAAAATGAAACTTTTTCAGATTACACTAAAAATAGTGAACCGCCTATTGATACGAATATGTCTATATTTGATTTAATACATGACTTCATTAAAAATAAAAATAGAGAAGTTGTTGCTGAAAGGCTTAAATTAAATAAGCCCTATGATGAGCAATTTCTTTCATGGTTAGCATTAAATGTTCATCCATCTAAAATAGCATATCTTGATGCTAAGGTAAAAAGAAGATGGAGTCAAGATTATTTTTATGAGTTATTAGCATATTCACACGATGGCTCATATTCAAGAAAGGTGCAAATACCTAGCAGAAGACAATATGATAAAAGAACATCACTTTGTAAAAGAATAGGTCTTAAATCAGATGAATTGTATTTGTTAGAACAATTAGTAGAAAACGAAGATTTCAAAAAATATGTGCAAACTAAAATTAATAATAGTGAATCGAGGTTGCTGAAATTAGGTGAAAAGAAAAAACCTAAGAAAAAGACCACTATTAAAACCAAAGCAACCACATTAAATGATTATATATGAGGAATAAAAATGTTATGGACAGAAAAATATAGACCACAAAGTTTGATAGATTTAGTGGGTCAAAGTAAATTTGTATCAGATGCTAGAGCATGGAAAAACAATATGCCTAACTTATTGTTATATGGCCCTGCGGGTATTGGAAAAACTGCGGCGGCAAATGCGTTGGCTAATTTTATATTAGAAGAAAACAAAGAAAATAATTTCTTTGAAATTAATGCTTCTGATGATAGACGTTTAGAAGTCGTTAGAACTAAAATTAAAGATATTGCTTCTTCAATGAAAATTGGTGATATACCACATAAAATTATATTATTAGATGAAATGGATGGAATGACTACAGATGCCCAAAATGCATTGAAAAGATTAATGGAGAGGTATTCTGATAATGTTAGGTTCATTATTACTTCTAATCATAGGCATAAGATTAATTATCCAATCCAATCAAGGTGTGCTATATATGGGTTTGAAAGGTTATCCGAAGACCAAATATATTATGTATTTGAAAGAATACTCACATCTGAAAACCTTACTGATAAATTGGATGAAGATGAATTGAGAAGGTTTATTAGAACATTGGATGGTGATGTTAGAAAGGGAATCACGCAATTACAAGCATCTATTCATAGTGATACTCCCCTAAATATACAAATAGAAAAAATGAACAAACCTTACAGTGAACTGTTTGATTGCGTTCTAGATAATAATTTTGATATGGCCTTATCTAAGATGCACGATATGTTATACAAATCGGTTGATGTAAAAACAATTTGTATTTCTTTACATGATGAAGTAATCAAAAGAGAATTACCTCCTGCTCAAAAATTTAAATATTTAAGAGTAATAGGAGAAACAGAATGGCGAAGTAAAAACATGACTCCTAAATTATTGGCTTCATGGATGATAGGACAGATGATGTGATATGAAGATATTAGATTTTAATAATGATGGCGTTATTGACCGCCACGATTTTAAGAAAGCAATAATGCGCTATGAATGGATAGTCGTAACAGGGTTGCTATTAACTGTATTTCCTTTGTTGAATGTATTTGGTATTACAAATATAGATTCAGATTTCTTTTGGGCGTTAGCAGGTTTATGTTTAACAGTCGAGGGAATTATTGAATTATACTATGAACAGAAACATTGGGATAATATTAAGAAAGGTGAAGAAAAATGAAACAAACAAGTTTATTAGATTTTATATATGTGCAAACTTCGTTAGAAGATTTTGGTTTTAGATTCCACCGTGAAAATACGGGGGTTAGAAAAAATGAATGAAAAAGTAAGTATGGAAATAAATAAGGCCGCACAGGTCTTGGAAATGAGCGTTGAACAAGTAGAAGAAAAGTATTTGGAAATTTGTTCTAAGAATAATTTAGATGCGAATGATGATGCAATGTTATCATTAAGTTTATTTAGACAATGGTTTAGTGGTGCGGCGGCTTCCCTAAGAAGTCCGGCCCAACAAACTAATTCTCTAATTAAGAAAGCGAAGGGTTGGTTTATTTCTGTTGATATTGCAAGAAACATCGCAGAACAACAAAACCAAAGAATACTAACTGAATGGGGGCTTGCAAGCGAGCAAACATATGAAGAAGGTAAAGTAGCAACAATTACTGTTGAAGACGATGGTTCGTTCTTAATCAAGAGAATGCATAAAGGTGAAGAACAGTCTAAGATAATTAGTAATCTACCAAACAATCACCATGAGGTTGATGTAGATTATTATATTGTTCCTTTAGACCATGTAGTAGCATACGGTAATCAACCAAATGATAATTATGGTAATGCCTTACCTGTTGAACAATATAGAATGTCTGCTATGTTTGTTGGAACTGTTGATGGTGAAAATGAAGGTTTGTATTACTTCTCATATAAGGGAGATGCAAGCAAGGACTTTATTCCAAAGACATTTACTACATATGAGTTTGATGTTATATTGGATAGAAATAATCCTAACAGGTGTTATGGTTATCAGACAGGAACATTAGAAAGTCTAACTGAAGTAGAGGGTGAAGATATAGATGTTCAAAATACATTAATGACCCATTGTGCAGACAATGTAGTATCATTGGTGGACTTGAATTTATATCATAGTAATTGTATGAATAAGCCATATGCTGAAAGGTTTGTTATTACTGATGGTTCTGTGTCGCATATCAATGCAGTTCCGAATAAAAACAATACTAGAAGAATGGTTATTACTGATTTAAATTCAGACTTTGATTATGAAGGTGGTTCATGGGCCGGAACAACTTGTTGGATTCCGTCAAATCTAGAAATAGACTTTGGTATTTTATCTAACGTAGTAGTTATAGGCAGAACTTCTCAAGGCAGAAATGAAGATGGAACACCATCAGATGCAATGATTAATGTGAGTGGACTATTTGTAGTAGACAATAGAGGCGTAGTAGCCGAACCGTTTGTTGCAGAAGAAGAAAACTTAGATTGGTTTTAGACTCCAATAGGTTTCTATCGTTTTACCTACTTCGGCATAGTGTGGTGCTTGGAGAATAAACACACCAAATGGGGTGAGAAGCCCCTAAATTAATAAAGTGATTATTATGTTTAAAATAGAAAATGGAATCATACACGGTAGTAGTTTTGCTCTACCATTAAATGAAATTGAATTTATAACTTGGAGGTTGAATGAAGACAACGGGTTATATTGGGTTAAAATGCATTTACCATCAGGTAAAGAAATAAGAATAAAGGTTAGTGAAAGTGAACTAAGAAGAATTGTTAATGTTTGGAATAATAAAGATATTGTATTAAAATTAGGTGATGATAATGAGTTGGACTACTGAAACAAAAGGCAATGCTACAACAAAAGAAAATATAGAAAAGGCTGAAGAAATAGATTTTGGTAAAGAACAGGAACTATGGAATGTTCAATATGCAAAAACTTTTCTAAAGAGAAAAGAAAAACCATCGAGGTTAGTATTAGGTATTTGGGGAAAACCTAAGACGGGCAAAACAGGTTTATCTCTCGATTTTCCTAATAGACCAATCTATGTATTAGATTGGGATAGGGGAGTCGAATCAACATGGAAAGAACACCATGATGCAACCGATAGGATTAAGGTCTATTGCCCAATAACAAGAAATAAAAAGAACGTCATTGATATTCATAAATCTGAAAAGGATTCATTGATGTTTATTAATATGGTTAGACAACAAATTCAAGACGGAGAAAATCCTATATTTGTGTTTGATGGCGTAGATACATATTTTAATTCTTGTATGTTGAAAATTAATCCTGACCCAACAAAAGTTACAAAGATTATGCCTTTCCAATATGGTGAAAGAAATAAGACATTTAACTTTATGATGGAATCAGTTTATTCTTTAGAATGTGATGTAATTTATATTACACACGAAAAAGAACAATACATGGATAATACGGTTGTAGGATTTATTCCTAATTGGCAGGATTGGGGTGGTAAACTAGAACAAGAGATTAGATGTTACAGTCGTGAAGAAAAAGGTGAAATAAAATATTTTGCAAAGTTAATAGGTAGTCGCACTAATGGTAATTTAGTGGGTACTACTTGGACTATTAGAGAAGGTAAAGCCCCCAATATTATTTGGAACGGAATACCCGAACTAAAAGAATTCAAAATTTGAGGAATATATATGTTAATAATAAATATAAATTTGAATGAATTAATAGAAGGTATTGGTGCGGCCACTTTAAAAGGTAAATATGGAAATACAGGCGGAAGCAAAAGAAGTAGTATTGATAATACTTTAACTTTTATTGTTAGTAAAGGCATTCCTTCAGTGCTTATTTCTTGTAGTAGTGATACTATGGCTTCAATTGTTAGAGTAGACATTACACCTGTTAATGAAGATATAATCTTTAAATGTGATGCAGAAGTATTATTAAAATATCTAAAAACCTTCAAAGGTCAAGATGTTGAAAATGTAGATATTAATGTTACTCAAGGGTCTTTAAATTTAATTTGTGGATTAAAACGCGCTAAGATAGCACAAAGAATTTCAGAAACTAATTTAGATATTGTTGAAAAGTTAATGTCTTGTAACATATTAGATACGAAGGCTTCATTTAGTAAAGTTACATTCAATACTAAATTAACTTTAAATGCAAACTTTTTATCTACTGCAATTAAAAATGCAGGTATTGTTGGTAGTGCTATCTATAAATTAGATTATAATACTGAAGAAAGAACAATAACACAAACTCATACTTGTGTTATATCTTCTAAAGATTCAACCAATACTCAAGAGTATGATGAAAGGGTGTTATTAACTAATGCAGAAGGAGAAAGTGCAACAGTTGAATTTACTGCACCGCTTGAAAAGTTCTGTAAAAAGGATAGTGAAATGTTCATTTGGTTTAATGATGATAGCCCAATACTAATAACTGATATACTAGGCAGTAGAAGATTAATTATTGCTCCATATGTGAGGGGTTAGAATGATAATATGTGATGTGGATGAAAGAAAGTTCATTGGTTTAAGATGGAGAGATGAAAATGGAAAAAGAAGAGAAAAGAGAGTCCGGTATGAAGACTTTAATCCTTACTTTTGGATTAAAGATAATGAAAGAAAATATTCTTCTGCGGCCTTTTCTTTAAGACGTGGTTCTCCTAAATATAATTTATCTGTAAATTATTCTGATGAAGCAGTTTCTTTGGATGGTGAAAAACTAACAAAGGTAACTTGGAGTCCTGCAGACAATAGAGCAAAATATACTGTATCTAAATTATGGGAAGAAACATTTGAAGCAGATGTTCCTATTCATCATAGATATGCAGTAGATAAAATGCAAAGCATTGAAGAATATGATTTAAGAAAATGGTATTGGGATATGGAATGGTTGCCCGATGACCACGATTATAAAGGTGCAATTACTTGTATTGTTGTGTATGATAATTTTGGAATAAAATTAAATCCCGAAGACCCAATGGATATGTTTAATCCTGATTATGAAACAGAAGAGATTGGAAAATATACAACTTATGTATGGTTTCCTCATTATCAAGCAACTGATGAAGAACATGAAAAGTTACCTATAATGCAATATCCTTCTCGTAATGATGGTGTTCGTATCTTTGAAAGTGAAAGAGAAATGCTTGAAGAATTTATGCATCAAATTGAGCATACCGACCCCGATATGTTAATATCTTGGTTTGGCTCTAAGTTCGATTTGCCTAAATTAATTGAACGTGCAGTTCATAATGGAATTGATGCTAGAAGATTATCTCCTTATGGTGTAGTGGATGGAGTTTATTTTAACGATGGAATTAAATTTACTAACAGGTCGTATAGTCCAATATCACAACCGATAAAAGGTAGGATTACACTAAATCTTGACTTAGCATTTGAACGTCAATGGAATGATGCACAAAGAGGAACATTACCTTCTTTAGCACTTGACTATATTTCAGAAAATGTTTTGGGAGATAAGAAATTAGTTAGTGAAAAATTTCCAGATAAAAATGAATTTTTTGCTAGGGGTTGGTTAGAAGATACTGCAACATATTGTGAATATGCACAAAAAGATGTTGAGTTATTAGTTAGATTAGACGAAGAAAATTTTACATCTGAGGCTATTATTTCTTTACAAAGATTAATTGTTGCACCGTTTGATGCGTGTTTCTATGCTAGTCATATGGGTTCTATTTATTTCATGCGTAATGCGTGGTGGAAAGCACCATCTAAATCAAAAGGTAAAAAGGTAGATTATCAGGGTGCAATGATATATAACCCCGAATCAGAAAGAACAAATGGTTTACATTTAGGTGTAGCGGCATTTGATTTCGCGGGTCTATATCCTTCAATGATGATTGCTCGCAATATATCATGGGAAACGAAAAGTGAAGAACCAACTGAATTTGCAGTTAATATAAAAACTCCAAGAGATTTTAGCGAATGTCTTGAAGAAAGATATATTTACTTCAAAACAGATAGATTAGGTTTACTACCTAAGGCAGTTTTATCTTTGAAAAGTTTAAGAGATACATATAAGAAAAAAATGTATGCGGCAAAAACTAAAGAAGAGAAAATGAAATGGAATAATAATCAAATGGCGGTAAAGCGATTGATGGCGAGTTTCTACGGTATTATCGGATATCAAGGTTTTGGATGGGCTGATGTTGATTTAGCGGCTAGTATAACTGCTAGTGCTAGAGAAGCAATTAGAGAGGCGGCGTTTAAGGTGAATGAATTATGAGCGGTATTGAATATATATTAACGGCATTAATATTTTGGTTGTTTATTAGGAGGACTAAAATATGAGTAATAGAAACTATAAAAATTATGCAGTGAATTGTAGAATGTGTGGAGATTTAATATCTAAAGAAAATACTAAATCACATGAATATCATGGAAAAACTGTTTGCGGTAGATGTTATCTTAAAAAACAAAGACAGTTAAGAAAAGAAAAGGGGTTATTATGAAAGTAGTTTATGGACATACTGATTCAATATACGTTCAGATGCCTATGGAGAATACAGAAGAAGTGTTGGCTTTACTAAATAATCATGTTAGGAATTTATTCCCTAATATTCTAAATTTAGAACAACACCCTGTAACAATAGAATTTGAAAAGTATTATGAATCTTTAGGTGTGGGTATAACAAAAAATAGAAATGCAGGTCTTATTTCTTGGAAAGACGGTGAATATTTAGATGAGCCGGAATTTGTTATGACGGGTTTTACTGCAAAAAGAAGAACAATAACTAAGTTAGATAAAGAAATCCAAACTAAAATATTAAAAATGTGGGTTGGTCAATCTTCTGAAAAAGAAATAACTAATTTTCTAAAGAAAAAATATAATGATATATTAAAGGGCAGAATAGAATTAGATATGTTGATTAACCGAACTAGATATAGAGCAGAAAGATTCACATATAAATGTCTTGATTGTGATAAAACATATTCAGTAGATAAATTATTAGAATTAAGAAAAAATGTGAAAGGTATTCTAAGGTGTAGTAAGAAGGATTGTTTATCATCTTTAATTCTTGTTACTACAGAAGGTAAAAGACCTTCAGTTAGTAGTGGAGTTGAAGGAGTCTTATGGTATAATCAAAATGTGGGAACAATAAATGATTCGTATTTGTATCTTAAGGTTGAAGATGTATTTTCTAGACCTAATTATATGAATCCTGTAACGGGTGTTTCTAAAAGACCGAGTTATATTTCTGCGCCGACTCTTGATGAACTAAAAGAATATAAACCGGATTACAAACACTATGCTGAGTCAATAGTTAAAAAGGCAAAGCCCATCTACAATGCAATGGGTTGGGATTTAGAAGAAATTAAAAAAGATGAAAATCAAAAAACACTTGATGAATGGTGGTAATATGAAAAGTAAATGTATATTAACAGGTGCTATAATTGAAATTGCGGAGGAAGAAGAATGAGTGAAGAACTAGATAATAAAAAGATAGAGTCCGTAAAGAGGGGATTAACTCTTATCGGTGAAACAAACGCTTTAGAAGATATTGAGAATTTAGAAAGAATCTTATCTTATTCTATATCTGAAGAATCAAGACATTTATTGAGTAGACTTTCAGTAGCGGTTGGTCGAGAATATGGAATAAAAATTTCAAGAAGCAAAGGTGAAATTATGAATGAGAGTGAGTTAAGTGGAAAGTTTGCTTGGATTCAAACAAGCGGAACAGGAAGATGCGACCCAAAAGAAATAGGCGGTGAAGAAGAATGAATGAATACACATATCAATGGGATGCTAGTCAAGAAGAACCAATATTAAAGATAACAAAATCTTCATTTGGTTCTTTTCAGTGGTGTCCAAAGAAATATGAATTTTCATACATAGAAAAGATGCCTATTGATACTACAGAAGCAATGATTAAGGGAACTGTAGTTCATAATAGTCGTGAAGATTTCTTTGATAACTTTGATGTTATTAAAGCGGAAAACATGAGTCATTCAGAATTAATAGACTATAATATTGGTCTTCATCCTGTTGATGAATATAGTGATATGTACACTACTATTTCTGCATTTGAAGCGCAAAGATTCTTAGATGCTAAAGATGCGGGTCAATTAGACCAATATCTTCCTGTTATTAATGAAGAAATGTTAGATGCAGAAATAGTAATACCTAGAAATATTAACCCTAAGTTTCCTTTACTTAGAGATTATACTGTACATCTTCAAGGTATTATAGATAGAATGTTTATTAGCACTGATGATAATGGAGATTTAGGTTATGTTCCTATGGAATTAAAAACAGGCGCATGGAAAGATTATAAACAAACATCAATGCGTAAAGAATTAGCATTCTATAAATTCTTGTTAGAGAATGCACCACAAGAAAGACTTGAAGAATTGGGTATTGATAGAAATATACCTGTTAGTCATTGGGCTTGGTATTATCCCGCATCTAATTATCTTCAAGTAGAAAAGGTAAAGAAAGCAAGTATGAAAGCAGTTATAAATGGAATAGCACAAATGATTCATGCTTATGAAAGAAAAACTTTTCCTACAAAATATTTCTATAAAACTTGTGCTCATTGTAGTTTCTTTAATATTTGTGAATCGGCACAATCGGAGGCTTGGGTTTAATGTCTAATTTATTTGATACAGAAGAAAAATATCCTTTAGTGTTGTGGACTGCGGAATGGTGTATTCCTTGTAAATCTCTTAAGAATTGGATTAGAGCACAGGATAAATTTAACGGTACTACAACCAATTATAGTGTTCTATTTGGAAATAATGATAAAGATATAATATTTAAAGACGTTGATAAACATAAAGCATCTTTACCTATTGGAATTAAAAGTGTACCAACATTACAGGATGGTAGTTTATTTATTACAGGTGTAAAAAACATACAAAATTATTTGGTGGAATATGAATGAAATGGGAAGAATATAAAAAAAGAATGAAAGCGTTTAAGATTAAAAGGGGGAAACAAAAATGAAATATTTTAGATTAACAACAGGAATGAATGGTAATGAAACAAGTATTAGAATAGAAGATGTATCAGCATATTCGATAGAACGGATAAGTGGTGGTATTATAAGAGTACCACAATTTAATGTAGAAATACATATGACTAGCGGAACAATATTTACTTCGACTATGTCCGAAGTATTATTAAGTAAATGGGAGAATCTGTTTCATCCTACTAATAAAAAAGATGGTGAGTAATATGGCTAAACTACATTGTAAAATATGTGGATATGGATTAGCACTTAGGGCTAGGGCTTGTCCACATTGTAAAAAGAGGGATTGAAATGGAAAATGATGAAAATATAATAGAAAAATCAATTAAGAAAGAAATAACAAAAAGAAGTTGGACTTTTGATGATTTTTCTGATTTGAATAATATTATACAAGATATAACTGAAAAGATGTATGATAAAATTAAAGCAAAGGATAAACTTGATTTAGTCTGGGATAAGGACATAGAAGATGGATTAACCTTTGGACAATTTTTTCAAGGTGTAGTTAAACAGGGTTTGAAAGAAAAAATAGCAGAAGAACTTAAAGATTTATTAAAGGGTGCTTCTGTAGTATTTATAGGTGATGAAAATGAAAATGAAATTTCCGAGAGAAGTTTGGGCGGGAAGTCATATAAAGAACGCCCCTCAAATGAAAAGGACAATAGTAAAAAATAATAAAGAATTTATTGATTGGATTAATGCATTCAATGGTAAAATGAATTGTTATACTACAGTATATGATTTTGAATTGTTTACGCCAAATGCTAAAGTAGAAGATACTGTTATCGTAGATAGAATGTTTTTAGATTTTGATGCACATGGTAAACCGCTTTCTCTTGCTTTAGAAGATACTAGAAAGGTTGTATCAAAATTAAATTCAGATAACGTTTATCATGAAATAATATTTAGTGGTAAAGGTTTTCATGTTATGGTTTATGGAGAGCAAGTTAATGATATCAGAAGCATTCAACGCTATTTTACCGAATTGGCTAAAGATTGTCCAACATTGGATAGTACAGGTATTCAAACTAATAGGTTAAGAAGAATACCAAACACTGTTAATTTAAGTAGTAGTGGCCCATATTTTTGTGTACCCATTACTCAATTAGATTTAAAGAAGGGTTTAATGTCTATTTTAAATAAAGCAAAGAAAGGACACGAACCCTTAATTACTTATGGTAATGAATATAAATCTTGGCCTTCTGTTAAACCTATTGAAATAAGCGATATAGAAATAGAAAGCCCTAAATCTCCCGGCGATTTACCTATTATACCTTGTTTGTATAATTCTATTATGGTAGAAAATCCGGGCCATTTTGCTAGAGTTTATCTTGTTCAATGGTATAGAGATATATTATCAATGGGTGAAAGAGAAATAACAGTAGAAAAACAAGAAGAAATAATACAAATAATTATGAAGGAGTTAGAAACTATTGCATCTAATGATGAAGTGTGGATGGATTGGGATAAATCTGTAACTGAAAAACACGTTAGGTTTGCAGTTAATGGTGGTTATCATGCACCTTCATGTAAAGGTAAATTAATACCGCAGGGGTATTGTATTGGTAAGTGTTGGAGGTATAGTGAATGAATAATCTAGATTGTAGATTATTTCTTATATTCCCTTTATGTGATTATCATTGGGAATGGGATGCTATTTTAGAAGGAGTATGGTTGGTGATGAATACATGAAACTAATAATTGATAGTAGAGAAAATTCAGAATTGTATGAGTATATTAAATCAGAATCGCACAGGTTAATGATAAAGACAGAAAAACAGTGGCTAGAAATTGGAGATTATGTATTTTCAGATATGTGTTTTGAGGCAAAATCTTCTATTGATTTTTTACAATCAATAATTAGTAAAAGAATTTGGAATCAAATTGATAACATGGATAGACACTATGAACATAATTTTATTATAATTCATGGCTCTTTAGCAGAAGCAATGGAATATAAAAAATATGTTGGGATGAATATAGACAATAGATTGCTTTACAATAAATTCATGGGTGGTATAGGTAAAATACTATTAGACACCGATTGTAGAGTTTTATGGTTTGAAAGCCCGAAGAAAGCGGCGCAAGTTTTAACTACTTTATGTAAAATGCGCCCAATAGAGAGAAAGGTTATACAACCTTCTTTACTTAAAAGAATAACTACTGATGATTTAAGAATAGATATGTTATCTACCATTAAAGGAGTTAGTAATGATAAGGCCAAAAAACTAATCAATGAATATGGGTCGTTAATGGAGATTGGGGAATCTAATGTTAATGAATTGTGTAATATTGATGGTATTGGGCCAACAATTGCAAAAAGAATTATAGATACATTAAATAGTGAAAATAAAGTGATAGTATGAGTAATAATATAAATCGTGAAGAATACGAAGACCAATTGTTTTATGAAAATTTAGAAACTGATGAAGTTTTAGTAGCAAAAGAATTAAAATTGCCCGCAATTGTTGAAAAGTGGGTTGATGATGCAACAAAAGCATCAAATTATAATGATGTTCCCGCCGCTTTTGCTTTTTTCTGTATTTTAGGGCAACTATGTAAGGATTTGGTAGCGATACCGAGTAATATGAATATAGATGATACTAGATTACACTTTTTATGGATGCAAACCTCAGGAACAGGTAAATCAACCTTAACTAATTGGGTTAAACCTATATTAAAACTATTAAATGAAACTTTAAACAACAAACATGGAACAGAATTTAATATTTTTGATGTAGTTGAATATACAGATGCCGCTTTAATAGGTAGCATTGCTAATGAAAGACAATCTATTGAAGATGATGATGGAAATGTTAGAACTGTAGATGTTAAAGTTCAGATTGATGGTGAATTAGAAGGTCATGGGCTTGCTATGTGGGATGAATTTGAATATTCTGGCGTATTTAAACAATCTCAACATAAAGAACAAGCAGTAGTTTATTTGAATACTTTTATGAATACTCTTTGGGGAGAAACGTGGGTAATAACAAAGAAACTCAAAGAGGGAGAAATAATAGTATGCCATTGTAAAAGGTCTGTATATGCATCTACATATATTCCTAAATTACTTACTCAAGTAATATCAGAAAAGGGTGTTTTACAAAGAATGTTAATATATATCCATGAAGTTCCTCAATGGCAACAAAAATTAATGAGAAGAAGATTAATTCAAGATTGGGGAAAGATTGGGGAGTTAGAACAACCTAAATTAAACTATGCTAAAAACTTTGTAACAATTTATGAAACTGTAAAAGAACGGTATGAAGAAGTAGATAATGACCCACTTAAAGTAATTAGATTTTCACCTAATGCTAATGATGCATTAGAAAGAGAATGTGAATTAATGGAGAGATATATTATTGATAGTCGGCCAGAAGTTTTTGATGTGATGGGTAGTTTTATCAATCGTATTTTGAAACATATTCAGAAACTATCTATATTGTGTTGTATCGCAGAAGCACCAAGTATAACTGATAAAAATAAAAGATTTATAGTTACGCAAAATAATGTGCTTCAAGCATCTTCTTTAATTCGTCAATGTTATAAGAGTTTGGTAACTTGGTTAGACGAAAGCCTTAGGGCGGAGAGAGCGAGTATTGCTGATAAGGCTAATATTGGAATCTTTAAAACAGTTTATCGTGAATCAAAGAAGAATGATGAAGGATGGGTAAATAAAAACGAACTGTTACAAAAAGTTAGAGAAAAGACGAAAAAATCAGAATCTACTATTTACAAATGGTTCGCAAAGGTCGAAGAATATTTTGATGTAGAAAAAATTAATAGAACAGTATATGTAAGATTATCGGAGGATATAGAATGAAATATGAACATAAGTACATTGTGTTTGATGTAAAGAATGGCCCTAAGGTTGTTGAAGAAAATCTAAACACTAACGGAAATGAAGGTTGGCAATTAGCCACAATTATCGCAGTTGGAAATGGTGAACATCTTGTAGCGTTCTTAAAGCGTGAAATAGATATTAAGATGCCTGACCCTGAGAAGAGTCAAAAAGAAACAATATCTAAACTATGGGGCGGTGAAGAAGATGATTAAGGATTTAATAGGTGTAATTGCTATGGTAATTGCCGCCATTGTCTTTCCTTTTTCTTTTCTCTTTGGGTGAAATATATGAACAATACATTGGCTATTGATATTGAAACAAAAAACTACTCCCATGAAATTGGGGGTTGGGATAATACTCATATGTTTAAGGTATCTACTGTATGCACATGGGATGGAGATAAAGGAACAATTTATATTGATAAAGCAGTAGATGAATTAAAGAAATCTAATGTTAGTGTAAAACCTATATCAGAACTTAAATATGATTTAGATGACCACTTAGAAAAAGGAACTTTTCTTTTAGGTCATAACATACAAGCATTTGATTTGCCTGTTCTAAGAGATGCTTTAGATATATATTGTATCAATAAATATATTAGTAAAAAACAATACATTGATACTAGCAAAGAAGTTACAAAATCTACAGGTCAAAGATATTCTTTAAATAATCTTGCTACTTGGACTTTGGATAATTCAAAGTTATATTCTAGTGAAGAAGCACCTATTCTTTGGAAAGATGGAAAATACTCAGAAGTAGCAAAATATTGTTTAAAGGATTGTGAGTTAGTTTATGACTTGTGGAAACATGGGGTAGATAATGGAATTGTAAAGGGTTTTTCATTAGATGAAGAATTAGAAAAAGAAATTGAGGTGATTTGGTAAATGAGTCCAATAGAGATTATTTTCTGGGTTGTTTTTGTATTAACTGTATGTCTTCTATTCTTTGCCGCATTTAGCGGTGATAGAGTTTCTAACCAAACAATAGAAGAATATATGGAATCATTAATTAATAGTGAGGAATATAGACGTGAGCCTTAGAGAAAATTGTAAATCGTGTGGTATGGACACCATACCTAAAAGAATAATAGGTTTTTATGTGGGTTCTCCCCAAAGGCTAAAAATATGGGAATGTAGAGAATGTAATGCTCTATGGTCTGAAAAAATGCCTTTGGCGGAGGCCTACTAAAAAATTTTGCAAAATTTCTAAAAGTCGTTTTTTAAATTAATTTAGGTTTTCAAATACTTAAATTAGCATTTATTTTGGAATAAATTATTTTAGATTTATCCCTGCCATAGAGCCGTGTTGGGGTATTCTCAGCACCCGATTTTTACCCAAATAGAGCCATCCTAAGGCCGTTGGATTTGGTCTTAGTCTATCGAATAACCCTCAATGTTAATCGGCCTCAGACCTGATGTGATGGGTTGAATTTTTTCGGCCATGTAATTTCTGAGTTTATATATTCTCGACCCGATAGATTAACATTTTTGATAATTACCGCAAACAGTACAAAAGACTCCATTTAATCTACAATATTCTATGCGTCTATATGCCCAACAAAAAATGCAAATGCCTTCAACTGTCGGTTGCATCAGTAAAACCTTCTTGTGTTTTCAAATGAAGATAACATTGTTTCAATAGATTATATTGAGTTTTTGCATTATCTATATTTAAAGGCATTGAAAAACTTATACCGTGAAAAGGATTTTCTCCTTCTTGTCTAGCGGTTTCATTTTTATAATATCCTACAGTATAATTTACTGTAGTACCTTCGCTATTATTTTCGTTTTCTATAGATATTCTTGTTATTTTTGCATACATTCCATTCATCATAAATCCTAGTTCATGTTCGTAATCTAATTCTAAAGCCATTTTATCACCTTACCATCCCCACCCATTCATTTGTGTAATATGTGGAGAGTATTTATTTATCATATTATTTTTGTATTCGTCTAAAGACCAATCATTATCTGTGAGCCATGTATCAAAGAAGCCAATATCCCATTGACTATCATTGGGTATTTCCCATGTTTCTATATCTGCGTGAATTAAATTAAATCTTTCATCTTTAGCGCAATGTTCCCAAACTAAATCTATTACATCTTGATACTTTTCAATGATAGTAATTGATGTAATGTTTGAATTATTTAATAAAACATGGTTAACTAATCCAATACCTAATCCACCGATTAATATATCTCCTTCTGCATTATCCCATAACCATTGATGGTCGTTATATTCTGCTTCTGAATCTTGCATTATCGGCATATCACAACCTTCCTTTAATAATACAGTATAGTTATCATAAGATTCATTCGTGTGAAGTAAATATAGAGGCCATCTATTATCAGTTGTATCTTTAGTATAGTGAGCGATTTCAAAATCACCCGATATACCAGCAGGAATACTAATATCTATTTTCATAATATCACTCCGTAAATGAATACTTTAAGTATAAATCTACTTCTGTATCGCCACCTGAATTAGTAGCAGTTCCTGTTAATTTGAAAATAACATAATTTCCGTCTGAAGGCCAATTATAACCACCACCTCTACCAGAACCCGGAGTTATTTGGAAATAAATACCCATTCCACCACTACCTGTTGCATCTTGACTATTATTACTATTACCACCAACAGAAGCAGTTGGATGAGCACTACCAGAACTAAAATTGTGTGAATATACTCCATTAGACCATGAAAAAGATGTAGCCCCTGTTGCTCGTAAATAAGCAAAAGGAGTTAATCTAATATATCCTATACTGTTAAAATCTCCTAAATCACCTGCGCTAACTTCTCTTTCATATTGCGTTCCAAAAGATTCACTTGTTGCACTTGACCAATCAGAATAATCAACAGTCATTACATCTGGCCCTTCATCAGCAACTTTAAATGAATTATTTTGTCCACTACTTGCGGCTTCTGCAATACTAACACCTGTTGGTACGGCAACAGAACCTTGCCCTGCTTGAGCAACCGTTCCTATAAGACCTAAATTAATAGGAGTCATATTATCAACCTATACCCCACCAATCAGGACTACCACCACTTGTATTTCCTGATGCTACACAAATATAAGTTCTAGAATCTTTATCATCTATATTACCATGTGTTCCATTTAAGAAATCACCATTAGAGTTTAAATCAGGTTTAGCGGCACTACCTGTATTATTAATTATAGTGTATTGTGTTCCCACAGTTGCATTATAAGGTAAAGTTAATGTTCCACCTGTCCAATAGATAACTGCACCGCTTTGTGCTATTACACCCTCACCTACATTAGTTAATGTTGTATTGCTACTAACGGCTATTACATTTACCTTTGAATTAACTTGTGAATCATCATTACCGAGAATCCATGTCCTACCGCCAAATGATGTTTGTTTAGAATTACTAATTATAAGTTGATTATCACCTGTATTAGAATCGGGGGTGCTTCTGCCTATTACGACATTTCCGCTACCTGTTGTTAAAGTGCTACCCGCATAATAACCTATTGTTATATTGTCCGAACCTGTGGTTAATCCACCACCTGCGGAATACCCAATTAAAGTCTGATTACCGCCGCTTGAAATACCATCTCCGGCCATTGAGCCGATAATTACGTTATTAGCGGAATTAAGGTCTTGACCTGCACTTCTACCAACTAAAGTGTTATTTGTTTGATTACTTACGGTTTTACCCGCATTATAACCTATGGCTACATTGGAATTGCTACCTGTTACACTTGATAATGCGTAATATCCTACTGCTACATTTGAACCACCGGAAGTAGCAGCATCTAAAGCATAAGCCCCTATTGCTACATTGTCCGAAGCATAAGTAAGTAATTTACCTGCATTATGGCCTATTAATACTGATTCATGCCCTGAAGTAAGCGATTTACCCGCTTCTGCGCCTAATACTACACTACTATGGCCGGAAGTTAATGCGGCAAAAACATCTTTTCCTATACCTATGTTATCTGATGCAGAATTTAATGTTCCTGTTGTTGGTGCAGAACCATCACTATTGATTTGAATTAGAAGTGAATCAGTAAAGTTAGTAGCATCCATTGTTACATCTGTTAATTCACTTAATACAGAAGCACCGCCAATTGAAGTATATTCAGTTCCCGCTAAGTCTAATACATCACAATGTAATGTTCCATCAAAATATCCATCTTTAAATTCAAGGCTTGATGAACCTAAATCTACATCGTTATCAGTAACAGGTTCTATTACCCCATCTTTGATTATTACCTGCCCTGTTCCATTTATAGTAAATCCTATTTGATTTGCGGCGGCTCTATACAAACCTGTTTGATAACTATTTAAGAACATAATTGAAGGGTTTGTGGCAGTTCCATCAATCGCTTGAAATCCATACTGCATAAGTCTGCCTACTTCATTACCACCATTTTTTATTCTAATTGAGCCTCCAGCACTTGCTGTATCAATTGAAAAAGTTGAAGTTGTTGTTAATGCCCCATCAGTAAGAATTAATTGTTTTTCATTACCAGCATAAAAGTTAATAGTATCAGCATCTTCAAAATCAATCTTTGTTTGGTCATCTTCACCAATTTTTATATCTGTTGCTAATAAAGATGTAATCCCTGTTTGGGCGGCATCAATAGCAACTGTTACTGTATCAGTATCACCTACTGTTGTAGATATTCCTGTTCCACCTGCAATATCTAATGTATTACCATGAGCAATAGTTTGATTTGTTCCCGAATCTCCTGTTAAAGTAAATGTGGTTAATTGGTTAGTATTTGTTGTTGTTACAGAACCACCCAATGAAACGGAAGTTCCATCAACAGTAATTGCTGAATTAGCAAGTTTAGCGTTAGCAATAGAACCTCCTAACATTGCATTTGTAATACCACTTGCTTTTACTCTTAAAGCATCAGAATTTATTTCAATGGATGAATCATCAACTCCAACTGCAAAAGAAACTGAAGAATTGCTTGATTGGTCGGTTGTAAATGTACCCCCACCTGTTAAACCATTTCCAGCAGTTAATGTAACTGTTGAATCATTTGGGGTTGTTCCAGAACTTATTGTTTGCCAAGAACCATCTCCTCTTAAATATTTATTATTATCACCTGCCGCAGTAGCAGGAACTAATCCTGTTTCAGAAGCATTTGTTCCATCGCTTCCTACAAACGGTATTACTTCTACCTTTTTAGTTCCTCCTAATGTAACTTCTTTACCTGCTAAAAGAGTAACAGTTAATGAACCATTTGCAGTATGACCTGTCGCAGTAGTTCCTCTATATCCTCTTGTACAATTGTTTAAAGTTCTACCATCACCATTAATTCCTTTATATCTTATTAGTTCGTCTTCTAAAGAAACAACACCTTCGTCTGGAAAACCATTATTACTATTTACTAATATATTTCCTGTTTCACCTGCAGTTTGATATAAAATACTTGATAAAGATTTATCAGCAATAGCAAAAGCACTTATTTTAGCACCTGTTACTGCGCTATTTGCTATCTTGGCTTCTTCTACAGCATCAGCCGCTAATTCATTTGTATCAACTGCTCCTGCTGCTATTTTAGTATTAGTTACTGCATTTGAATTTATTTTTGCTTCTGTTACAACATTGCTTGCTAATTTAGCCGCCGTACTCACTGCACCATCATCAATAGCAGAAGCATTACTAGCAGTTCCTGTAACATCTCCTGTAATAGAACCAATAAAACCACCACTTGAATGAAACGCTTTGTTAGTAGTTAATCTAGTATTTGTATTATCCCAAGTTAATGTAGGTTTAGAAGAATCTGCACCAAACTCTATACCCGCCCCATCTGTAGCAGAAAGTGTACTAGCATCTTTAGCAACTCTAATAGTAACATCTTCTACATCTAAAGTTGCTGTATTTAATGTAACAGTATCTCCACTTACAATTAAATCTCCTGTTACAGTTAAATCATGATTTACTGTTATAGTTCCTGTATCGGCAGTTCCTAAAGAATAAGACGCTACATCATTTAATAATGCAGTAATCTCACTAGCGGTTTGGTCATCAGTAGCATCTGAATCTCCTGTAAAACCTAAATTTGCTAATGTTAAATTTCTAGTAGAAACTGTAGCATTTGCATCTGTAACATGACCTAATGTATCAGTAGTAACATTAAAGTCTAAATCTGATATAACTGTTGCACCCGTTAAAGCACCTGTATCAATACTGATATCATCTCCATCATGTGTTGGGTGAGTATAAACTGTATCTGATTGGTGAGTATCAATCATGCTTTTAATATCAGCAGGAGCATATCTTCTAATTCCTGTTGCAGTTCCATTTGTTCTTTCTGCAGAACTTACTTGACTTACCTGAGTATTATAAGCAGTTTCTACCTGTGAATCACTTAATTGTGTATTAGTGTCTGTTGAAGCAATTGTTAATGTTCCTGCTGAATCATCGTAAGTAGCAGTAACATTTGTTCCTGCGGTTATTACTCCCGCTACATAATCTTCTACTTGTTCTTGTGTTAGTTGAGTATCAGTATTAGTAGTAAATGTAAGATTATTCTGCATATAGTTTTCTATTACTGAAATATCCATTCTTTTTAATACTCCACCATCACTTAAGACTAATTCATCAGTTGAGGCTAAACCGCTTGTTAAAGCAGTAGCACCTGTAATATCACCTACTGCAAATGCTACATTTGGTGCGCTATTTGTTATTGTTGCAGTATAATCACCACTACCTGTGTTTGATTGACTAACAGATATTCCTGTTCCTGCTGATATATTAACACTTGTAATATCTCCATCATTATCTGTATATTCAGAAGAAGTTGGAATATTGTGATAGTTAGTTCCATCATTAGTAAATTGCCATCTATCTGTAGTTTCATTCCATCTAAGAACTGTATTAGTAGAATCGCCTCTTTCAACTTCTATACCTGCATTTTCAGAAGGAGTTCCCGTTTGATTATTATTTAAAACAATAATGTTATCATCTATTGTTATAGTTTCAGTATTTACACTTGTTGTCGAGCCGCTAACAGTAAAATCACCTGTTACAGTTAAATCACCATCAAAAGATAGTGCGCCAGAATTAGCAACAGATAATGTTTTTGTCGCATTATCTTGTCCTGTAAATTCTATCTTAGGTAAGTTTGCACTACCTGTGTTTGGTGTTATTTTAATATCTTTATCTGAATTAGCCATCAGTATTCAACCTCCATTTTTCCAATATCCTTTCTTTCACCATGTATAATATAGAAACAATCAATCCCTTCATCTGCTTCATTTATTACATAGACTTTATTATCTTCTATTTTTTCCACATATAACATTTGAAAACTACCATTAGGTGTTAGTTGAACACTAATAGTATTATCATCAACAAGACCTAACCAATAGTCAGGAAGTTCTATTACGGATTCCTCTATTAACCTTCCTCTATGATAAACACCATATTCCGGCCCTTCAAGAGAACCATGCCGCAAAGTCATATTTTCTTTTGTAGGATGAGGAATAACGAATGATTTAGTAGTTGCATCTAAATGTCCTGTTACTGCTAAAGTAGAACCATCAAATGTTAAGTTTGCTTCTGCATTCATAGCGTCTGTACCCGTTGCAGTTATTATTCTATTATCAGAACCATTAGCCATGAAGTCTGATACATCAACACTTAATGTAGTTGAAGATAAATCAATACCTGTTCCAGCAGTATAAAGGCCAGATAAATCAACTGTTGGATTAGATGCACCACTAACAGTAGCAGTTAATGTTCCTGATGATAACGCTAATCCTGTTAGATAATAGTTAGTATTAGCCGTCATATCATCTACAACTAAATCAATAGTTCCATCACCGTCTTGATATGTTGCGCTAATTCTAGTTTCAGTATTAGATGCAAACATAGCCCCCACAATATCTTGCACTTCTTCTGTGCTTAATTGTGTATTTGTGTCTGTTGAAGCAAATGTAATGGTATCATTACTAGCATCTGTTGTAATAGTAACATTTGAACCTGCGGCTAAAGTTAATGTATCTGCGGCTAAATCTGCAACAACATCAGATTGACCACTAACTGAAATTGTTTTAAAGGCCTCACCTGCACCACCTGTTGCAGTAGTATCTATTGCATCTTGTAAATCATCTAAAGTCATATATTTCCAACTAGAAGCCGATTCATCCCAAAGTAATATTTTATCATCTGTAGCATCTGTTGATTCTGTTAATTGACTCAGATTAATTGGGTCATCAATACTGAATGCAGTTCCGCTTAATGAAAGACCACCACCTGAAGCCGCAGAATAAGTTGTATTAGTGTCTGTTGCTGCAATTGTAAAGTTAGGATAAGTACCTGTAATTGTTACATTAGAACTAGCAGTTAAAGCAACAGTTTGGTCAGGACTATCATTAGTAAAGGTAATAGTTCCATCAGCAGTTGTTTCAGTTGATATTCCTGTTCCGCCTGTAAATGTTAATGTTTCTCCATGAGCAATTGTTGTAGAATTACTATTTGTATCTACACTAACATTAAATGTAGTTAATTGATTTGTGTTTGTATCTGTTGAAACAAAATTTAATTTACCGTTAGTATCATCATATGTTACAGAAATATTTGTTTCAGTATTACCACTAACCATTGCACCGATAATATCTTGTATATCTTCTGTAGCATTAGCAGTAGCCCCTGCTTCTCCGGCAGGGAAACCAATTGACTCCCATTCTCCCGATGTTATTTCATTAGCAGTTGCAGAAGCCGCAATATACATTCTATTGCTATCATCAGAATCAAACCACAAATCACCCACTGTTTTAGCAGTTGGAACTCCTGCTTGGAAAAAGAGTTTTCCTGTTGTAGCACCATCTTCAGGTAATGTTGAAGCAAATAGTTTACCACTACCTACAACATGAGTTGAAGCAATATTAGCATTCTTAACATCAGCATCTCCTAATGTCGTTGAACCATCTGCCGCCTTTAAATTAGTTCCTAATCTAGCACCTACTGTTGCGTTATCTGCAGGTTTAGTGTTATTAGCATCTTGAATCTCATCATATTCTGTTTTTCTATTATCAAAGATAACATCAACAGGAGTTCCTGCAGTGTCTTGAATTGTTGTTGTGTTAGAACCATCATTAACTTCTAATTTACCTGTTGAAGTATTAACTCTAACTAATAAGTCATTTGATAATGCTCGACCTGCAATTGTTCTTGTTGTTGGAACTTTAGATGCTAAATCAGTAGCAAGGTTTGTTACCTTAGATTGTGCTAATGTTGGTATTCTTGCAGTAGCAAATGAACCACTTGTTATTTTACTTGCAGATAAATCAGGAATATCCGCTTCTAAAACTTGAGCCATTAATTGTTGTAATGTAATTTTCTTATTTGTTGATACGTTATCATCATAAAAAGGAATAGAATCATTTGCTCTATCTAATCCTGATTCTGGAGATAATCCATCAACATCAAATGAAGTATCAGACGCATTAATTGTTACTGTATCTGTTGAAGTGTTCGCACTTAATGTTATATTAGTTCCGGCAGTTAGCGTTAATGTATCTGTTTTCGCATCTGCCGCTATTGTATCTGAACCAACAACTACATTACTAAAGGCATTTTGATTTACTTCACCACCTGCGCTATCTAAAGTAGTCCATGCAGAACCATTATAAAATTGAACAGTATTACTATTATATCTTAATGTACCTGCGGTTGTTGAACTTGATGTTCCTAAAGATATTCCGTTTGCTAAACTAACATTTTTACTTGAATCAATTGTTAATGCGGCATTTTCACTACGGAAGGCATTTGCATTAGTATTAGTTAAAAAGGAATCCTCATAAGTTTTATCATTAACAATTCCAATTGTGAAACTATCTGTTCCTACACCACTTGAATTAAATTGTTTACCTATTGCCCAAACATAATCATTGTTATTATTATTTGTATCATCATCATGGTTAATAACCAAACCTGCTCTATGTTGTGCGTGTTGTGTTTCTATTGAATATACACCACCTACACCATGTTGGTCAGCATCATCCGAATAACTGCTTTCAATAGCACTATCAATAATTAATCTTGATTCTGCATATCTACTTCCATATCCTTCAAATATAGGATTTCTTGTTACTGCTGAACCTTGTCCTCCGCTACCATTATTAAGATTACCACTAAAATATGAACCAATTAACCCTGATGTAGTATTACCAGAAAGAACTCTTGTTTCTGCTCTAAGATGACCTCCTGTAGTTATTGAAGAACCTGCAGTTATGCTAGTTTGAGATTGTAAACTACCACTATACAAGTTATTAGTGCTAGGATTATATGTTACTGTTGTATCATATTTTAATGCTACAGGGTCGCCGCTAGTAGAAGGAGTTGATGCGAATAAAAGATTATATGCTGTATTTGTATTATCTAAAGTAGCATCTACTGTATCAGCCGATGCAACATTACCACCCGCTAATGCAATTGTTCCATCAGCATCGGGTAATGTAATTGTTCTATCAGCCGTTGGGTCTGTAATAGTTAATGTAGTTTCATTAGCATCAGCAGTTGCACCTTCAAATACAATAGCATTTTGAGCATTAATAGTTTGAGTATTTACAGTAGTTGTAGTTCCTGTTACAGTCAAATTTCCTCCAACAGAAAGATGACCTGTAAATGTAGCAGTATCATCAGTTTGATTTCCTATTGTGAAATCTCCTGCAAAATCAGAATTAAGTTTAGACTTTAAATTGGCAATAGAAACATCAACATCAGTATTAGTTACTTTATCATCATTTAACCTTACTCTATTTTCTATTTTACCTAATGCGCCAAGTATTGTATCTGTTGCACTAATATCTGCCCCTGTTGAAACATCTAAATTAGTTAAGGCCATTCCCGTAACTTGAGCATTAGTTAATTGAGTATCAGTCGAAGAAATGCTAATTGTGCCATTACCATTTGTTATAGTAGTTGCACCAGAAGAACCTAAAGTAGCAACTGCAGGGCCATCTGTTCCACCAATTAATAATTGACCGTTTGTAGTCATAGCAACTGAAGATAAAGTATCAGTTCCGGTATCTTGAGATATAATTACAGATTTATCTGTAAAAGCAGTAGCACCTGTTCCACCACTACTTACGGCTAATGTTGCAGATAATCCACCTGCAGTTCCTGTAGTGTTTTCATTTTGTAAGGCTAATGTTCCTGTTGAAGAAGGTAATGTAATTGTTGCTGAACCCTTTGTTAAAGTTCCATCAGCATTTATTCTCATTGTTTCTGCATTAGAATTTATTGCAGAAAATTCTCTTATTGCTTGTTTATAACCTAAAAATTGCATATGTCTATTTACTACATTATTATTTGAACCCGCTTCATATTTTACTACTGCAATAGGTATATCTCCATCTTTAATTGCGGCAACAGTAGCATTAGCAGTTTCATCTTTACCTGAAGTTAAACCTCCACTTCGGAATCTTTCATATCTCCATTTAAGAGTATTAGCACTTTCTCCACTTTCTGTTCCATCACAAACAACAATTACTCCATACCAATCTTTAGCACCTGAACCCGTATGGGCTACTCCTGTTGTTCCATCTGTAGTTAAATTATCAGAAGAAACAGATATTAATTTACCATTTCTTAGTACTTTACCTGCAGTAACATCATATCTTGTATGTGTGCCTGTTCCTATTTGTTGTATATCAAATCCGCTAATAGGTCGGTTTTCACCTGTAGCCGCACTTAATGATAAAATAATTGCTGAATGTATTGAATCGGTAGCATCATCTATTGGGTCTTGCGGGTCTGCCGCTAATGTGCTAATAAAACCTGTATTCTCTATTGTAGTCAATTCAATTCACCTCTATTCTAATTGTAAAACTAACCGTATCACTTGCCGCTACAACGCCTGTGCTTGTAAATGTTACTCGGCTTAACATTTTGGTATCTATATGGTCTTTATGAAATATACCAAGTTCTGTTACTCCAGAAGTGGGTATTTCTGAACCTAAGAAATCAACTTCATAAATTAATGTAGAACCTACAACTGATGGTGTTACAGTTTTAACGCTACCAACTGCATGGTCTAATTTAGTTTGTGATGCAGAAGTAGAATCTGCACCATCTCCTATCTTTATCTTTGTATAATTTACTGCTACATAATTAGTAGCAATATCATTTTTTGCACTATTTGTTATCATCTATAAATCCCTCTCACTTTCATATGTTGTCGTAATGCTTGATGTTGTAGAACCTAATCCTATTTGACCACTAAAACCTATAGTATTACCAAATCCGATTGTTGTTCCACCCGCTAATGTATCTGTGCTAATTGTATATTTTATACTTTGGTTTCTTATCTTAAATGAATCAGTTAAGAAATTACCTACCGATGAAGTTACTGAATTTGTTGAAAAGTTTGTAATGTTAGCATTTTTATTTTCCGCATCTAATTCTGCTAATCTTTCTGCAATAGTTCTATCAAATGTTCCAACAGTTATTTCCGATGTTCCTGATAATACATTTTGTATATCAAAGACTATGTAATCATCTCTCGGTATATTATGGTTAGGGAAATCTAATGTTAGTATATCTCCTGCCTCTAATAGTTCTAAACCTTCTTTTTGTAATTTTAAAGTTATTTTTCTTATATCTTGAGAGTGTAATACCATTAATTGATTTGCTTTTATTTTTGCATCATTTATATTTTTAATAGAAGTATCTATGTATCTTAATGTATTCTGCGCCCCATCTGTAGGCATGGCGATTTCCGCTTTAACCCTATCGCCTATTACAATAACTTTTGTTGCTCTATCAAACATACTTGTATTTCCACTAACGCTCATTAGCCTATTATTAGATTTATAACTAATATCATATCGTCTAAGTCCATATGAATCTTCCAAATTTCTGAATTTTATTTGGTTATTTTTAATCTGATAATCTAATTGTTTTTTACTTGCTAAATAGTTTATTGCATTTAATGATTCTACATCACTAAAGTTTGCTAATGAAACCATAGTCTTTTTATTTCTTTTAGTTATTTCATCATATTGTAATGGAGAATAATGTATTCCCCCACCAATTGTTATTGTAAATGGGCTGGAAGTAGATTTAGCAGTTATCTTTCCAATTAAATATCCTGATTGATTATATATTACATCATCTACTTCTACATCGGTTGGACTATTTAATAATGTAATTACATTACTACTAACACTATCTACAACTAACCCTGTATATTGTTTTAGGCTTTGTTCTATATCTACATCTAAATTAGAATCTTTAGCAATAGTTTCTATTTCATTTTCTACCACACTTCCAATACTAAATGTAGTTCCTAAATAACAATGTGTTGGTTCTGTTTTTAATGCAGTTGGTATTGTTACTGCAAACGTTTTTCCAAAAGAAACACAACCATTACCTGTTAATGTTCCATCATATTCAAATTTTAATTGAGGCGCAGATGTAGAAGTTTCATTGGTTAATGTTACTGTTAATGATTTTCTTTGTGAATTTATACCATCAGTAATATAACAATCTATTTCTTCTCCATTGCTTACAGGTAATATTGAAGCCGCATCAGATATTGTTCTTCTTTCTATATAATTAGTGCTTAAAGCAGAATCATTTTCATCTATATTTAATAACATATACATTGAATAAAGACCTTCATTATAGTGGTCTTTATCTGATGTTGTTCCGGTTCTAAAATTATCTGGCACTTTATCATATTTAAGTCCTAAATCTTGCATTACATTTATTTCTATATAATCGGGGGTTTGTTCAAATGTTGTATCTGATATTCTCATTAATCTAAAATATTGACCATGCTCACTAACATCTATTGCAGTATCAAATTTTAATTTATGTATTTTTTCTGTTCCTGAACTATTTATAGTATGCTCAATTATTTTTCCAATATAGAGGGGCATTCCTTTTGCAGAATATTCAGTTATATTAGTGGGGTCTTCAAAGGTAGGTAAATAAGCCGTTCCTGAACCAGAACCCGCATTTAATTTATTTGAAACAATATAATACCCTTCTAAATTAGGAACAAAATTTAACCAATGGTGGCGTGAATTACTATCCATTGTAAAAGATAAATCTGTATTAACTGCTAAGTCCGCAGTAATATTAAATTGCGGTTTAATTACCATTTGACCTGAATACATTTCGCCTTTATTATTTGAAGAAACTGCATTATGATTAGCCGCAGTGGGTTCTGTTTTTAATGCCTCAAATATATAATTTTTAGTTCTTGCGCCAATCAATGCTACATTAAATGCTACACCAGAACCACTAATTGAATCCACATTGGCAGGATAATTAGTACCCTTTAATACTTGTATATTTTGGCTATGTTGGTCGCCATCCAATAAATTTGAAAGATTTGTATATGGTTGGCTATATGAAAATTCATCTAATCTAGCACTTGTGAGTTTCATTGGTTTATTACTATCATCTGTAGAACCCTTTAAATTTTTAAATAATGCAGTACAATTATCATATATATCTTTAGACGGCCAATCCATTTTAAAATAATGAGCAGGTGCAGAATCATGGTTATTATCAAAAGGCTTACATAAAGCATATAACACTTTAGAATAATGTTTTCTTATTGTATCTAATCCTGTTGTTCCCGTTATATCTTCTACATGAAATGCTGAATTAACAAAATTACCTGTTCCTGCTTCTGAAACTTCACTGATTATAGGAAGAATAATATTTTGTGGTCTATATCCACCATTACCAGATAATTGTGCATAAGCATATGCTTTATCTCCATCTCTATCTTGTATTAGTAAATTCGGTCTAACTATTTTCACTTCAGGTAAATCAATTCCTTTATCAGCCATTACATTATCGTTTGTATTAGTAAATCCAGAAAATAATTTTAAATCATCTATATTATTACCAATTTGTGAACGTAAACCAAAACTACTTGTAGTAACAGAACCTCCACTTATTACATATTTAATATAACTTCCAATATCTAATCTTGGTAAACCTTCATCTTTTAACGCTTCAAAATCAACAGAATTAAAGTGCCAATCAAAGGTTGCTTCGACTAATCTAATTATTCCCCACCTTCTAATTAAGGTAGGATTACTAATTGTTGAAGAAGAAATTTCGCTTAATTCATAATTAGAATCTCTTTTAACAACTGCTTTTGTTTTACCAGACCAACTGTGTGAAATATCTGAACCTTCTGTTCCATTTGATTCAAACATTAACCCAAAGTTATCTAAAGAATTTGTATTACTACTAAATCCTAAACTATTGTGGCGCAAGAAAGAATCCGGTAATATATCTCCTGTAGCATATAAATAGAACGGTCTTGCTCTATAATCATTATTTAATAATTGATTTAAGTCATTCTCATTTAAATCATCTGAATATGTATCTCTATCTTCTGTTAAGTTATCTTTATTTTCTGAGTCTTTCCACCAATCAGTATCTTTTATAACATTAGTTAGAGAAACATATCCATTTCCTAAAACCTTTCCACCACTTGTATAACCTGTTATTTTATGTGGTCTATTACCTGTTCTATATACGCTAGTAGCAGCATCTTGTCCAAAAGCATCTGCACTATCATATGGTGGAATTATAGTATTGTGTTTAAATCTTTGAAAATCAGTAAATTTATACGTTTCAGTGGGCGCATATATTGTCTTAAATCTGTTTTGTAATCTGTGCATATAGCCTCCAATTGGAGCATTTGAATTAACAAAATACATACTACTATTATACAAATGACTACCACTAGGAGCATATCTAGTATCATTAAGATTTTTATCTGTTATTCCTAATAAAACAGGAAAATTAGGTGCAAGAGTTATTATATTAACTCCTTCTGCTATCTTAACTGTATCTACTACATGAAGATAAAGGCTTGATGATATATCTTTATTTATTTCTGTAACATAATCTTCATTTTCTTTTGCTAATTTTAATAAAAAGTTATCATTTTGACTTGTTAAATCTGCAACAGTTCCGCCAGAAGTTATTGTTTTTTCTAATCCTTTTGGTTTGTATATGTTATATCCTAAACTACCATCTTCTAAATAATTACCATCATTAGAAGTAAATTTTAAATCAGCATACGAAAAGGAATTTGATGCATAAGTAAAATTCATACCATTATTAAATACTAATCCTTTTTCAGATGTATGTGTAAAGTCTGTTGGATATTCCGATTCTAAACTATTTACTCCTATGGCCTTTGCACCTGCTAAATATCTAGAAGATGAATTTAATGGATTGTAATAATAAACAGAAGAATTATCTGCAACATCTTTAGTAATATAATTTCTTAAAGTTATAACGGTGTGAGCAGGTGTTGATGTTACATAAATACTCGTATCAACCTCTCCAATAAATTCATAATTTTCATCAAATAATAATACATATTTAACTAAAGAACCTGTTTTATTTCCATCAACTCTTAATGTTGAACCACCTTCTTTACCAAATGCGCCGTAAACAGTAAATGTATTGCTTAAATCTAAAGATGGAACAAGTGTAGAATATACTATATCATCACTAAAGTTAAGATTTTTATTTACAGTATTAGTGATTAGATTTGCTGTTTTATCTCTACCTGTTAATCTAAAACCCATCAGTCCATTTTCATTATAATTATCCAAAGTATCTACTAGACCGTTAAATACTTCTTCATGTATTGTGTAGCCACCACCATAGTAAAACATTCTATGTTTAGGAGAATCCTGATAATAAGTTCTATTAGGTTCTAATATTGAAACGTATTGTAAATTTTTATCCCCATAATCAATTAATGTTTCATGGTTAGTAAATGCATTCATACTAATTCTCATGTTATGCATTTTTGAATTATCTTTATCAATTGTATGTTCTTCTAATGTTAATCTATTATTCTGTGAAGTTATTACTTCTGTATCAGATGAGAAGCCTAAGTTAAATTTATTATTGCTATAATGACTAATATGAATATCTGCATTTGTTACTGTTGGTGGAGTAGTATCGCTAGTCCAAGTATTTTCTGATTTTTTCTTTTTATGGCTAACTTGAAATGATTGCTTAGTTTCATTAGTTTTTGAAGTAATAGAAGATACTCTATAATAATACTCTCCTATTAGAACAATTGAATCTGCGCCTAATATAGCAGAATAATCATAATCTGATTTATTATCTGTATTAACACTTGTATTATTGTTAAATTCTAATGTATTAGAATTAGTTGTTACAGTGTTGGGCAATTTTCTAAATTTAATTGAATCTGAAAATATACCATTTCTAACGACCATTTTAGAATCTAATTTGTACTTTAAATGCTGAATACCAGCATTATCAATACTAATTAATTCAGCATATTTGGACATCTTATTTCTAGGACTATTTACTGAAGTTTCTAAAGCCATTGGTATTTTGTCGTTCTTCAATGATGCGTTTACAAATCTTAAATATTTAGATGGGCCATTTAATGTTCCATCTAAACTTGTTGTAGTTGTAGTGCTATCTGTTGAACTTCTTTTCATGTTAGGAAATGCTTTATGCCAAAATATAGGATTAAAAGTTTCTCCACTATCAGTTTCATCAGTTGTTAAATTATTATCTACTAACAAAACATCTAATTTACTCCTTCCTAAATTCTGAATAGTATTATCATATCTTCTTTCTGTTTTAAACACCACACTTTGAATAGTAGTTCCTACTTTAACTGCTATATCTGTAGTATCTGTTCCACCACCGCTATTTAATGTTCCACTAGGCCTATAATAATCTAACGCTAATTTACCTGTTGTACCGTCTGTGCTACCAGATTCTATATTACCTAAATAAGTACCATCAGATTTAATTAAAGACATACCTTCGGTTAATTTATCATAATCGCCATCTGCTAACTGAAAATATTTACCTCCTGCTAAACTACCTTGTTCATATTGAGATAATTCACCAACAGTATCAGTTAGATTAAAAGTAAATGTTCCCCAATGTCTTGTTATTGTAATAGTATATTTTTCATTATAATTTAGTTGGTCATCTTCTTCTAATCTATCATTATAGAAATAAAATGTTGGCCTATTCACGATACATATTTTATCGAATTTATCTGTAGAAGCAGAAGTATCTCCACGAAGACCATAACTAACTGCAACAACATCTGTTTCTGTTTTTAATGGCCCTTTATAGATTTCAAATTCTGTTCCTTTAGGAATATCCCCTTTATATTTAGGGGTAAATTCTACACCATCACCAAAACTATCAAAAGAAGACAATCTAGTTATTTTAGCAAAATGGGGTCTTACTGATGTGGTATCATCTTCTTGAATATTAGGATTTAATATAATAAAATAATCTCTATTTTTTATATCTAATCCTATATTACTATTAGGTGTATCTGAAGAAGCGTGATATGTAGCGGGTTTATTTGTAACACCATGAGTTAATTGCGAATCATAAATTTTTACTTTATATGATGGGGTGTTTTCTTTATTAGTTCCAACATCACTTATATTACTTGAAGTTGGAAATAATCTATTTTGAATATTAGATGTTGGTTTTTGATTAGTCGGCATATCTTGTGCGTGTGGCCCGTTTCTTATTTCAAAAAATAACATTGATACAACGGGTGCAGAATTAGAACCAACAGAAGGTAAATTATTTGTTTCATCTTCTAATCCATTTGTCTTAAGAAGTGGATTTACTGATACATTTTTATATGCTTTAGATTTAGCATTAGTGCTAGATTTAGTAGTATAAGTTTCAGTAAATGTAGTTTCATCTTCTCCAGCATTAAGAGGAAAAGTCATTTTACCGCTCATTTAATCACCAAACCTATAATAAAACATAATACTACTATAACTAGGAGTTAATGTAACTAATGTTGGAGATGCTTTACTTCCTTTATATAATGCAATTTCATATAATTCTCCCATAAATTGAGTATTTTTGTTAGTGCCGTCTTTACCAATAAAGCAATCACTTGCATTGAATGAAAATGAAGCGGGTGCATCATATCTTCCGATTTCTTGGTTATTCAACATTATTTGTATAGAACCACCATAATGATATACACAAGTTATTTTATATATTTGTTCTACATAAAATGCTTCTTTTGGTTGCGAAACATATATTTTTGCAGTATGATTAGATGCATCTGCAACAGTAATTGTTGTTGAAGACGCAATTGTTACAGTGCCTAAACTAACACCATTCGCATTAAATATTTCAGAACCCGTTGCAAGTTTTGAAACATTGCTAGAAGTTAATGTTATTGTATTTCCACTAACTGTTGAATCAGCCTGTAATAATGTTAAAGATGTGGACATATCATTATAATAACCATTTTCATCATAATATCCATATAATGTATTAACAGGTCTTATCAATGTTGGAGTAGTAATATCTGAATCTAATCCGTCTATACCTACACCTATTCTGTATTCTGCAGGTTGATTTTTATTATGAACCGTAGTATTTTCTAAATATAATTGAAATTTAGTATTATAAAATAACATCATTTTATGTGAATATCTATTTGTACTAAAATAACTTCCGCTTTGTGTTGAATTTGTTGTTCCTATTGGTACTGTTTTTGTAGAAGTTAATACTTCATCCGTAGCATTACCATTTACATCATATGGTGTTATTAATGCTTCAATAACAAAACCTTCGGATAAATTCCAAAGATTTCCTTTTGATGTAGAGATGTTGCTATCTGCATATGGTATTTTTAAATAACCATCAGACATTACAGGGAAAACTAATGCTTTAGAATTTCCTAAATATACATTAGCCATTAACTCACCTAGTCAAACATATTATCATTAATTACTACTGCTTCTTCAAACTCTAATTGGAAGTTTAAATGTGGAAATTCTGTACCACTAATTGTTGTCGAGAAACTTCTAATAAATCCTTGTGTTCCTATCATTTCATCATTCCTTGTTACTGCATCAAAATAATTTCCCGGACTTGATTCGGTATTACCAGATAATGCAGTAAAATCATTATCATAGAATCTATTTTTCCAATGCCAACTTGTTTTGGGTAAATTATCAATAGTAGTATTATCATCATAACCTGCTCTATTATTAAAATCATTTCCTATTCTACTAGGATAAAGTATAATTATTTTATCTAAACTTTGGTCTTTTTGAAACGAACTTGAATCTACATATGAATGTATTAATTGTGCTAATTCAAAAGAAGTAAATTTTCTATTATCTTTATCAGATGCAGATGTTTTACTTTTTGATATGGTTTGTTCTAATAATAAACCGGACATTGAAATTGTTTTACTTGCTAATCCCATATCAAAGGCAACATTTGTAGATTCTCCTCTAACTGCACCTGAGAATGGAATTGGTAAATTTGGAGTCATTTTAGATATGCTTAATGTTATATCAGTAACATACAGTGGTATTCTATTTACAAGACTAGGACTGTCCGGCAAAGAATCTCTCCTTCTTGCTAATTCAAGAAATACATTAATATTATCTGCTACCGTCAAAACGCACTCACCGACCTATTAGTTCTGTTCATTCTTCTATTCATTTCTGCTGATAGTTTATTTGCTATATCCTTAATCTCAGCATCAGTAGCACCAACTCTACCATTTACATGAATATTTATTGTTTGGCCCATCATAGCCTGAGATTGTGCATTAGAATGAACTCTTGCACCTGTTGGTAAATTAACTAATTCTGGCCCTCTTTCTCCAACAACCGCTAATCCACCTTTTTTAATTAATCCACCCGTATGAAGGCCCGGAATAAATGAAAGGTCAGGTTTAAATGTAAAAAGTTTCGCTACAATATAATCTATTACTGCATTAAATCCTGCTTTAACTAAACCAATTAATACTTTTCCTAGACCCCATACTAAATTTCCTAAGAACATAAATATATTTGGTAATAATTCAGTAAAGTAAATATCTAATACCTTTAAGAACTCTCCATCCCAAACGGCTTTGAATATTTGATAAAAGTCATATAATATTGCACTTAAATACCCCCAAGCCTTTTCAAAGAATTTTTTATTTTTATCAAATGCCTCTTTTAAGAACGGCCATAATTTTCTAATAATACCAACTACTATTGTTATTGCTACTAAAAATAAAGCAAAATACACTATTGCCTTACCTAAAACAACTGCCCCGATTGTAAAAAATGCACTGATTTTGTTCCATATTTTAAATGCTCCTGAAAATAATTTTTCTTTTACTTTTTCAATTCCTTTTTTTGCTTGAGCCTTAAATCCGGGCCTTACCCATTTATTTTTCTCAACATTCCACATCTTTTTTTTGCCTAAAAATACATCTTTGCCTTTTTCAAATGTAGTTCCGAATCCCCTACCACCTAACTCTCTACCTAAAAAATTCATTCTTGCGGCAAATCTTCCTTCTGGCCCTGCTTTTGCTTCTATATCAGCCACCTGTTCTTTATATCTTTTACCTAATTTTAAAATACCTTCTTCGCCACCAAAAAAAGTTTTTGCCTTTTTTGTAATTGCTTTTTTAAGTTTTTTATTTCTAAAATCTATTAAATCTTTCATTTCTTTTTTAGTGCCTCTATAATATTCTTTAGCGGCTTCTAACGCCTTTTTATGCCCAACTCCGGTATCTAAAATCATTTTATATATTCTATTTTGTGCTGGATTTCTTTCCAAATCTTTTATTTCATCTTTTAATTTTGCGTAAGAGTCTGCTAATCTGATATTACTTTCTAACCCTTCTATAATCGCCTTTCTTTGTTTATTTAATCTTTCAGTATATATTTGCGATATGTTACCTAATGCTCTAATGTAATTCTGTAATTTCCAAAACTGCGTTCCTGAAGCAAACCTACTAATAACAGTCCAATATTTACTTTTTGTTATTTCTCCAAATCCAGCAATTAAACCTTCATTAGCCTCACCTAAATCTTTTATTGCCGCAGTTAAAGCATTAGTTGTTTTAACATTTTTTAAATCATCATCAGCCAAATTACTTCACCTGCCTTTTTACCTTATCAAGTTCTTCCATTTCTAATGTTTTTACTTGACCATGTATTGCTAACATTTTAACCATTAATTCAATAGGAGTATTCTTTGCATCAACCGGATTAATTTTAAATAAATCACAATATGTATATAACATTATGTCCATTGCTATATTAGGGCTTACTTGTTGTCCTTGTAATGCTTTCTTTACATCTCTTGATTTCCCATATCATCCCCTAAGAAATCATCAAAGGGATTAGGTAATACCTCTTTAAGTTGAGCACCAACATAGGGGTTTAATCTTAACAACTCAATGGTTGTTAATTGTGGTTCAGTCTTTTCCACGAAATTTTCGACCATAAACCTATACATCTTATTTAGGTCTAAGTCCATTGACTGAGAAGACGTATTAATATCCATAACGCTGGATAACGCCTGTTCTACTTGAAGCCATGTGGGTTCTTTTATCCACACCTTCAAGTGTTCATCTGAATCGGGGCTAATTTTAAGAAAATAGCATTCTGTATTAACCTTCGCAAATAATAAATTTTTGTCGCTTACAACATTCTTTTCCATTTATATTCCACCTAACATCAAACCAACAAACAAACAAACGTGTGTTGGTGGAATCTGATATTTGAAGCATTTTGTTTTTTTTCTAAGGCCTTAGGATGGTCGTTTTTTCATATACCATACGCTTCAATACCCCCCTATTCATAGAATTGGCCCTTGAAATAATCCACCCCCATGCAATAAAAAAATCATATTTGTACAAATACTCTTTTCAATGAATATTACCCTATAATAATCCATTTACCCTTATATTTACAAGAGGTAAGTTTGCGAGCAGAAATTGTTGCGCTCACTTCGATTGGGCCTTTATCATCTGGAAATGGAACTTCTAAAGATTGAATAATGTAGTCATCTAATTCTATTTCTATATAGTCATTAGAATCTTTTTCAAATCTTAACTTAATAGTTCCGTTATCGTCATTATATTCATCCTGTTGTCGTAATTCAGACCATAATTTAGTATCTGTAATTAATAACGATAAAGACAGTTCATATGTTCTTTGGCCCGGAACATGAGCAGACATTATTTCACGGCTTGTATTACCCACAAATCTTTGTGGTGTAATATTATTGTTTATAGTTAATGTACCTGATTTAACTCTAGCATAGTTTTGACCGAATAATGTTATTGTACCGTCAGAAAACATATATGGAATGTTATCATTTGCATTATAATTAAATAATGTAGTAGTTCCACCAACACCTTGAATCTTTCTATGTGGTGCATAAGCAACGGGTGAATCAAAAGCCCTTCTACTAACTAAGTCCATTGAACATTTTAACTCTTGGCTTTCTTCAAAAGACATTGTAAATGTATTTACTTGGCATCCTGTGAATACTCTTGAATACATATCTGTTCCATCAGTAGAATCTACAACTAAATCAGTATTAGATGCTTTATTATAACTTACATCTAAAGCGAAAGAAGGTAAGTCATCTCCATTTGATTCTGAAAATGTATATTCTACATCTCCATTTTCAATCATTTTCTTCATATTTGTATCAGTAGTGCTAGTTTCAGGATTTAACAGATTATCTGTATATCTATGAAATGTTTTGTTGGTATCATCATAATATACCTTTCCGTTCTCTTGACTTAATGCTAGTGTTACTGCAGTATTACCACTATTCAATTGTTGTGTTGCACTGAATGTTTTTGTTCCTAATGCATAGTAAAGCCATGTTCCGTTGTTTAGTGAAATATCTAAAGAACCACCACTAACTGTTTCAGCACCTTTGAATTGGTGTGAAAAGTTTCTTGTTCCCGATACTGCTAAGTTTAACTGTTTCATTTCAGCATCTACAGTAAATGGTGTAAATGTATTAACAAGACCTAACCAATTATCAGATAATAAAGTTTCTTTAGATGATATTTGTGCGGCAGGTACAGGTGCGCCAAATTGTAAAATTGTTGCTGAAAGATTACCTGTAAGACTTGTTGTTGCTTCAATAGTTAAAGTAGTATCTGTATTTGCAGTAATAGTATGATATTCAATAGTATTTGACGTGTCTTCTAATTTAAGCCTACAACCTACATATAAACCATTTACAAGTTTTATACCCGAATTATTATGTGTTACCACCTTACTACTTTCAGTTGCACCAGAACCCAAATAAATATCACTTTCCGGCACTAATGTTACTTGCGTTCCTGCCCCTACATATATTTCATTACTCATCTAATCACCTAAACATTTCTTCCAAATCTATTTAATTTAACGGACATTTTATATCCTAAAAGTCTTTTATTTCTGTCGTTTGCTTCACTTCTGCCTGTTATTTCAATTAATTCTGCGCTATCTTCAATAGTTCCTGTATTACTTGAATCGTCTGAATAGTCTATTGCTGGATTACCATTTGAATAAACCTTAGGTCGAAGGGCGTTCCTCTCTATAATGAAACGAGCAATCTGATATAAACTTTGTAGTCTAGTCCTTGAATATGTTAGGTCAGCCCAATCTTTCTGATGTAAAACTCTAAGATGTAGTGTAAAATTATATTCTTCATTTCTAACTGATTTATCAATAGTGGGGTGTGTTAATGAACTACCTTCCTCAAATACAACAATAACTGCATTTTGGTCTGCATCATATCTTCTTCCTTTTCCCGGCTCTAAACTTCTAATATCAATAAAAGTCGGTACTACTCTATGTTGTGCTTCTCCCGCTTTATTGTTAGTAGCAACATTTGACCAATTATCATTTAATAGACGAATAATAAAAGTCACTTCATCCATTATTTACCCAACCTAAATGCTTCATTTCTTTCTTTAGCCATCGTTGCAAAAAGTTTTGTATAAAAATCATTAGTAATATCTTCTTTTAATTTTTCAGGACTAAATACATAATCTCTATATGGACTATTCAACATAACTTCCCATGCTTCTATTTTAAGCCTAATAATTTCTTCTCTTTGTTTTATCATTATGCTACTTTCTAACACAATATCACCTAATCAATAAAATGTATTAGTTGTTTTTTACCGTCAATGATTGCTTTTGCTTCCTGCATTAATATATCATGTTTAGTCTTTAAGTCAATATTTGCACCTGTTTCATTAATTAATATTGTATTATCATCATGTACTAATATTTCAGCGGCAACCATTTTTGTGGCGGCTTCGTGAATACTTGCAGGAACTCTCTTTGAACCACGAATATAAGTTACTTTAACTGAATGAGGCATTAAATATGGATAATCTTGTCTAAAGAATATTTTTCCTTCTCCGTCTAAAGTCCAAAAATCTTCCCTTCTACCATAGTTTTCTTTATCATCAAAAGAAGAAGAAGTGGTTGTTCCATGTGTAGCAGTTATCGTACAAATAGTACCTGCATCTTTAGGAAGCAAAGACGATATTTTAACAGAAGTTCCATTATGGCTAGGAGAAGCATAAAAGAAATCAGATATATTTCTTGTTACTCCACCACCATTAGGTGCATCTGTTATCTCTTTAATTGATGTTTCTCCTGTAAATCTTGCAGTATCGGCGGGATATTTTTCATTTATAGCATCACAAATTTGTTTAACTGTTGTTTCTTGACCAAACAAATCATAAAAACCATTTGCTTGTCCTTTTGTTAATACGAATCTATAACCTGTATCTGCATCACTACCTACTCCTAAAGTTATAGTAAATGCCCCATTAACTGCATCTGCAGGGGGTGTATATTCAACCATTGCTGAAGCAAGGTCTTCATAAGCATCACCTTTATAAACTTCTAATCTAATTATTTTTTGTATTTTAGTACTATTTAATTGAATGAAACCAACATAGTCTTTCCAATAAGTTAGGGGATAAGATTGTAATTGCCAAGCATCAAAGTTATGAGTTTCTTTTTCTATGATTTCAGGCCTGTAACTTAATTTAATACTTTCATCAATTCTTCCTTCGACCCTTTTTATTATTTTACCAACAGTAGCAATACTTGGAGTAGATGAATTTGTAAAAGCCCCTACTTGTAATAAATCAGAAACTTCTGTATGAGATGTATAATAACCTATACCTGATGTATAATTTGCTAATGCACCTGCTACATAATCACTATCTGATTTAATCGTCATTGTATCACTTTCCTAATATTCTCTTTAATTTATTGAATTGTCCTCTTAGATAATAATGAAATGCTAAATGGTCATTTTTAACATAATCTTTAACTACACCTTTACGTTGTCTTTTTGGCATTGAAAATTTACTTCTTTTTTCTTTACCACTAAGCGGTTTACCACCTATACCTGTACCACCCATATCAATTGCCCAAGATGAAACCTCTTTATGCATCGCACCTATATCTCTTTTACCTGATTCAGACACATCAATACTATTCAGTTCATATACTCCATATACTCTTAAAACATTTTTAATCTCTTCTGAACTATATGTTCCATCCTTAGTCCTTTCAATTTCCTTTTCATATTCTTTCTTTGGTATCGGTATTAATGGTGAAATATCTACTTCTATATTATTAACTTTATTAACAGGTGTTAAAGAATAATATAGTTTTTCTTTAAATTGTATGCTTAAATCTATTAATTGTGTAATATCAAATTTAATGTCTTTTTCACTTTCAATAAAATTATTGTTATTTAAAACAGATTCATCATATGAAGAATCATCAGTAGCATGAACAATTGTTCCTATTTTTCTTTCTACTTTAGGTGCAGAATCTTCAATATCCTTTAATCTATACTCTTGATATAATAATAGTGCGGCTTCGCTCGGTTCGTTTTCCGATGTAAAATACTTAGTAATAAATTCTTTATGTTTTTTAAGATAAGAAATTTTCGGGAGTCTTTTTTTCTGAATTAAATGTTCTTCTAACCTATTTTGTCCTATTCTACCTAAATCATATAACCTAAAATAAAAAAGTAATTTTAATCTTTCTAGTTCTTCAAATTCTATTTGTTTATATTCTTCTATTTTTTCTTCAAGTTCTTTCTCATCAAATTCATCTGATAATTTAGAAGAAATAAAATCTTCGGGCACATCAATATTTCTATACTTATAAATTGTTTCAATTTCATCTAGTATTTCTTGTTCATCTGAATTTAATTCAGATTGTTGTTTAAAGGATATATCTCTATTAGCAATATTAACAGGCTTTTGATTAGGTCTTAATATTGCATCAAAATTCATAACAATACCTCAATAATATTTTTCAAGTCCTGCCTCTTCAAACATTTCTTTCATTAATTTACCTATTTCTAAGTCTATAGTTATTGAATTAACTGCATTATTAGTTTTAATTACATCTATTTTAGAATAATCATCAACATTATTAATTATTTTTTGTAATGCAACAGAATATGGTTTATTATTTGAAGCAGATTCCCACAACAACCCTGTATTAACATTACCAGAAGTGAATGCTACTTCTGATACAAACTCATTACGTTGAACATATTGGTTTAAGGTAATGTTGGGTTGAGTTAAATCGCTTTTAATTTCTTTGAACGTGTTTATTGCTCTACCTTCTTTACTTTTATCATCTTCAGTAATTATTCCATGATACTGTTTAGATAAAATTTCTTCTAAAAAATCTTTAATAGATATTTCTGAAAGTAAATTCCACGCTGAATCAATAAATTTCTGATATGTTTTTTTATTGAATCTAATACCACTATTTTCTTTTGCTACTAATTCCATTTTATCAGCATTAAGATATATTTTAGAGTGTTTTTCTACATTCACGTTTTGCTTTAGAGAAACGGGTGCAATCAACATTTTTAACATTAATTTAAATAATGGATTGTTTTTGTTGTTTTCTTGACCTGCCTCTAATTGCATTTCTTCTCCTAATGATATATTTTTACCTCTATAGGTAATCTTAGTATTAGGAATTATTACAGTCATTTAATCACTTAAGCCAACCAAGCGGCCCATGCCGCACCTTTTTGAATTAAATTACTAATACCTAAACCTGAACCGGGCGGTGTATAACTTGGTTGTCCTGTATTTGGGTCTATCCAATAAGGATTACCCATTGTATCATAACCATTAGGTGCAACCGGATAACCCGATGGATTGTTAAATGCTTGTTGTTGTTGCATCATTACGTTATTTGCTTGAACAATTGGATTACCGCCACTTATCTGTGAAGGATTTAATCCACCTGCATTTACTTGACCTTGAGGCATTTGACCTTGTGGTAATTGTGGTTGTTGTGCGCCTACTTGATTTGTTTGGAATCCTTGTGATTCTAAATATTGTTGTTTAGCCATTTTTCTTTGCATAATAACTTCTGTATTTAATGCTGATGCTAATAAATTTTGTAAATCTAATTGAATATTTGCCGCAGTTATTTGTTCAAATTCTCTTATTGAATCTGGATGAACTTCTAAATCACCCGTTGGATTAGAATTAAATTTTAATTGAATCAATTGTCTACTTACTACTCTTTCAACAACATCTTCTAATAATTGTTCAAATGCAGTTAAAAACATTTCACCGTGATAAGTAAAAAATTCTTCTACATGATTTTCTTGTAATGTTAAAAGATTATTCATTACCTTGAAGTCAGATTGACCCTGTGCAGTTATTTGTTGTGATAAGTTTTTATTACTTGTTCCTAATAAACCCATTCTATTCACCTTCTTTTTCTAATATTGGTTCTTCAATAGTTTTAATTTTAGTTTCTTCAGTTAAAAGTTGTAAAATTCTTTTATTCAAAGTTTGACTCTCTATTGTTAGTCTAAATAATTCATCTTCTTTTGTTTCATTAATCATGGTTGGGGGTTTAATGCCCCACCCCAATGTCGCTAATGACTCAATATCGGATTGCCTTAATGAAGTTAGCGGCCCAGATTGTAACATTTTAGGCACTTTGGGTTTAGGAATATATGAACTAAATTCTAAACCGTGTTCATCAGCAATTATTTGTTGCTCTAACATTTCGTATTGGCGATGTAATGCTGAATGTTTATCACAATATGTTCCTCTCATCGGATAACCCTTTCTAACTTTATGTAAAGGTATTGTTGGCCTCATTGGGTCAGAAGCATCCCATACTTTATGTGTTCCACAAACAACACATCTATCTTTAGTATTAAATTTATATCCATATTTTATACCTAAAAATTTCTTTCTTTCAGGCCAAAGAATTTTAATCATTTCTTTAACCTGTTTTTTAGGCTTACTACTAATGTAATCATGTGTAATAACAGGGCCAGCCGCTCTTGCAAATTTAATTGGTGGTAAAAAAGGATTTGCTACAGTAGCATTTGTAGCACCAATTAATGAAGGAGGATTGTATTGAATAGTCATTATTCATACCTCCATATATATCCAATTGAAGAATTAACTTCATCTATTTGTGTTAAGTTCATTTAATCACCTTAATAATCGTTAATCATCGTTGTTATTCCTCTATAAACCATTTCTGAATCAGACTTTGCACTTACTATATATTTAAAACATGGTATTCCTCTATCATTTAATTTAGTCATACCGTCTTTAAATGCATCAAATATAGGGTGTTTTTGTATATCATCATAAGGGTATCTATCTTTCCATAAATCAAATTTATTTGCCCAAATTCCTACTGCTACAGGATAATCATGTTTTTTCTTTTTTTGTCTTTTATTAATAGAATCCCAATAAGGAGAACATATAGCATCAACTAAAAAAGTCCAACATAATTGTTGCTCAATATCATAGTGTTTATCCATATGTCTATCATCAATCATAAAAATAATGTATTTAGTTTTCCTAGTTTTCATGTCTTGTAGCCATTCACCCCAATATAATGTTTCACCTCCGATATCTGATGTTTTAATTGTATGTTGGTCGCCATCTATTTTAATAGTTTTTCTTGTTGCCCTATTTCTACCAACAGTTCTATCTTTAATATCCGGTACTTCGCCTCTTGTTCTTAATTGATGATGCATTGTTGTTTTACCTACTTGAGTTGCCCCATATACTCCAAATGGTATTGCATGAACTTTTTTCCAAAATAAACTAACTTGTTCAGCCATCAATATAACAAAGCCCGTCATTAAAGACATAAACTAACCCAACAAATGATTCCATAAATTAACCGTTCCATTCCATGCACCAGCGTATAAGTTATATCCAAATAAACTTATACCGTGTCCTATAAAAAAGGACACAACACTACAAACTGTAGCCCAAAAATAAAATCTTGCTCTTAAAAACCAAATATCTGCTGAATGTGCTCTTTGCAAATCATATGCTAAAGTAGATTCATCAAAACCAAAGGTTAAAGCATCTAACATTTAATCTACTCCAATTTCGCTAAGAAAGAAGGAGAAACCCCCCTTGCTTCTTCCTGTGGTTGTTGGATATAAGATGGAGGTGGTTGGACATAATTTGTTTGATTGTTTTGATTAAGAGATGTAAGAATTTTTTCTCTTTGTTGTTCATCTCTTTGTTTTTTTGCCCAATATCCGGCTATTCTTCTATCTAAAAGAATCATTTCTATTCTGTCGTTTAAGGCTAAATCAAATACCGCCTTCATAACTAAAATACCACCAATCGTTAGTAAACCAAATACTAACGCATCAGCGTAATCATTAAAACCAATCATAAATCCATATTTAGAATAGAAATATACATTCGTTCCACTTATCGCACCTACAAATAAAATAGTCATTACTAATTTTGTGTCTTTTTCTAATGCTGGCATAAAATCCCTCAATAATATTCAACCGAATATGCAATTGTTCCTGTTACTACAACATAAACTCCTTCTGCGGCAATTACCCCATGCATATCAAATTCAAAATTATTTGCACCATTTTGTGATGTTCCGCCAACAAACATTCTAGTAATTTCTTTTTTACCAGATGTTGTTGCGGTTGATGAATCATAAACTTTAATATCGCCTGTTGTTGAACTGTTCCCCATAACTCGCACAGACGCTATCCTTGTTCTACCACTTGAAACTACTTTTGATGCAGTTAATACTCCACTTGAATTACAACTAACCATTTGCATACCTCAGTTATTCAGTAGTAGAAAGAACTTCCTTATCAACCTTAGGCTTCGGCTTGACTACTTCAGCCTTTTTGGGTTTAATTTCTTTCTTTATTATTTTCTTTTTTTGTTTCAATGGAAACATTTTCTTAATTAAATCTTCTTTAGAACCTTCTATTTTAAATTCTTTCTTTAGAACATCTATTAATGAATCGGGTGCTTCTTCTACTGTTTGTTTATCTTTAGGAGTAAAGGTAACAGTATAATTTTCAACACCGACATAACCAATTGCCAAATTAGCGGGCATATCGCAATCTTTATCATAAGAGATAGTATAATCTCGACCTGCACACGAATGTATTACAGGTTCGTTTGAATGTTTTAATCTAATATTAGCCATATTATCACCATTATAGTGAGTAATACCCCCTCCTGTTAATACAGAAGGGGAGTATTACTACACATTATTACAATTTCACAAATTACCCCAAACACGCATTCTAACTGAACCGCCATTAGCATCATTAGCCAATGTAGCATTTGTTCCATCTAATGCAGTAAACATGAGAGCAACTTCAGTGTTGCTTTCATAAAGTCCTGCGGCAGAACATTCTATTTGCGGCATAACGCCATTAGCGTTATCATATCCGGTAATGCAAGCACAATGAATTGAAGACAATCCAAATGCAGAAGCAGGTATTACAGAACCTGCCGCTACAATAGATGTAACATCAACCAAAGCATCTACAACATATTCATCACCAACAGACTTAGGGGTAGTCATACCCTTGTGGTCTTCAAGTAATGTTACTGTATAAGCCAATGCCATTCTTAATCACCTTCATGCGCTCTTTAGGTTAGTAATCTTACCTTGCCCCTTAAAGAAGGAACAACCTGTTTCAGCAATAGTTCTATACATTGCTTGATTACCAAGTGTACCTACACCAAATGGGTTTCCGTTATCAATACCGTCTTCAAAGTATTGTGTTGGTTTCATAACACTCATCCAAAGATGGTCTGTATCTAATACCAGAATATCGCTTAATGTATTAGTTGCACCCGAATGGGAAGTTTTAGGCATATCTTTACATGGAATAATTGGAATATCAAAGTATGTTGCAACTCTAAATCCAACTTCTGCACCCTTTACACCACGAACTCCATTATGTGTAGGAATTACCTCTTTTCTATCCATAAATCTTTCTTGGGCTTGAAGTAAATCACCAATATGCTGAATAGTATCATATCCGGTCAAAAGAACCTTTGGACTTCCACCATTCTCTCTAATTCTTCGTAGCATATCATTTAAGATAGTTAGTGTTAATACACGACAACCTGCCGCAGTATAAGCACTTCCATAATCCACTTCTGCATCTAAGAAAGATGCGCCAGAATCACGGCTATTATCACCAAATAATTGTGTTATTGTATCTGGTAACGAACCGCTTGTTGTTGCTAAAAGATTACTGCTATCACGCATTGCAATCAATTCAGCATATGAAGAAACAATCTTCATTAGTGAAGTATAGTTTCTGCCTAAGTTAGTTAGAGTATTTGACTCATCATACTTTTCAAGAGGCATTAGTAGCATCTTATTTTGAACTTCGGCGTGATGTTTACCCATGTCTTCACGAATTAAAGACCTTAAATCACCTACGCCATCGTCAATCTTAGCCATCTCAAGTGCTAATTCTGAAAACTCAAACAAATGAGCAACAGTCTTAGGACTTGTGAATAAGGTAGTATATTCTGGCGTAATAGCCGGAATATCATTACCTGTTCCTAATGATGCGTTTTCAGCAACACCACCGATTAAATCGGCTCTTGGAGTTGCAGTTCCACGTGTTGTACCTACGCCTGAACCACCAACATCAAATGTAGAACCACTACCACCTTCAGCCCTAGCCTTTAGAACTCTCCAACCGCTAGAAGCATAAGGTCGCTTTGCTAAAACTGCTAAAGCATTTGCTTCTTGATTTAGCATAGACCATACTTTTTGTCCATAAATCTTATTATAGAGAGCAGATAAACCCGTTGCACCAGACATAACCGATGTTGAAGCATCGTGAGCGGAATGTAATCCACCTACAACACCTGCACTCTTTAATACCGCATTTCCAGCACCCGCCTTAACACCGTAAGTTGATGCCTCTAAATCTTTCATTGTTTTAATATAACCCATTTTACTCAACCTCGTATTCATTAACTATGTTGTGTAATTCGCCCCAAGATAGTTCTGATACATCTACCTCAGGTAATGCGACAGTAGCAGACTTAACAATTGTTTCTTGTTGTTCAGTCAAACTCTTTCTTAATGTAGCAAATTCTTCTCTCAAAGAATTTACTTCATCCATTGCATTATACTCATTACGCTCTACTTCAGACTTTCTAACAGATTGTTCTGTAGCAAATCTTTCAGCAAATTGTGTCTTTAGAGAATCATAAGCCATCTTCTCTAATTGTTCTGCTTTGTATGCTTCATAGGCTTTCTCCACATTTTCAGCAGAAAGGTCTAATGTGTTAAATTCATCATTAGTCCATTCTTTACTAATAGAAGATGGTACTTTTAATGTTCCGAATTGTCCATTCTGAACATGAGGCTTTCCACTTGAAGTAGAACCTGCGCCTCCATCTTCTACAGGGCCAGATGGCCCATCAATCATTTTTTCTTCCATATCGTAATCGGCTTTTTCGGATTCTTCATCATCCATATCTGCCTTTTCTTCTTCATCTGTGTCCATAGAAGCATAATCGCCCATAGCAATTTCTTCCTCAGGTTCTTTACCTCCATAATCACCTTTATCCATTTCAGGGTCTTCACCCTCCTTTCGCAATTCATTAACTTGTTTCATCAAGTCATTCAGTTCTTCTAAGGCTTTTTCCAATTTTTCGGTCATTTCCCTATCCTCCTTTAGAATATCAAATTTTGCTTCAGGATTAATCCCCTTCTCGCAAATAGTGATTTCATGGAGTTCCAATTTATTTATTTCATTATACTCGCCAAGAGTATCATTTGTCTTTTTGACTTTTGAAAGTGCTTGTCCACCTATACTAAATGAACGCAGGTTTCCCTTTCTTATTCCTCTCGACACTTCTTTGGCCTTTTCTATATCATCTCTCAATTTGATTACAACATAGAAGCCAACATCATCAACCTTTGTTTGATGTAAATTTCCAGATTTATCTCGATATTTTTCAATAACTTCTCCAACCTGTACATTTGAATGATTAGACATTACATTTCTATATTTCTTTTCAGACATATATTTGTTTACTGCTTCTTCTAAAGCCTTTAATGTAATTAAATCATTTTGTTTATCAACAATCTCAATTGAAGCATATCCACCTATGACTAAATCATCAGATTTCAGAATATTAAACTCATATTCTGAGTCTGACTTTAACAGTAGGGGTTGCATTATTCGACACTTTCCTTGATGACTATTTATACTACACGCTAATTAGAAAATTTCATGGTTAATTTTTTATGCCTATCATTATAAATATCCCATAAACCTTCGTCTTCTTCATCATCTAACATAGTTTGTTTATAACCTGTCCATGCTAACCATTTATTCTGTTCATCAACCGGAACTACACGGAAATGTAATCTAGTTTCAAATTTATCACCTAATAATTTATATTCGTGATATCCATGTTTTTGAACACCGATTAAAATTTCTCCTTTATCAACAATATCCTCAACATTACTATTTCTTGCTATTTCTGCTGGATATTTATTTGCTTTGCCGAATAAGTTAAAAATGTCCTTTTCCTTATCTATATCAATTGTCCATATTAATTCTTTACCTTTATAAGTAATAATTAAATCTAAATTTTCATCTTTTCTTTTATATAATTTAAAAGTTCCCTTTTTACTATCTTCTTCTTCTTTTATTAAAGAATTACTAGATGTAAATTTATTATTTGCTAATTGCATAAAATCATGTTGGTCGTTTAACCAATTCCTTAATTTTCTTTTATTATTTTCCCATAATTCTTCTGTGAGTTCCGGTATCTTATCTACGCAAAACTTAAAAATTTCATCAATATGAACACCATTCTTATCTTCGGGGTCTTCTTCTTTTAAGAATTTTCTTATCGCTATTCTTGCATCAGAAGATTTTGTTTTATGTATATCTTCTAATTCTTGTTTTAAAGAATCCAAATCAGATATTGCATTTTTATTCATTAAGTCATCGCCCTTAAATCCATAAATAGTATATCCATCATAATCTGATTTTAATAAAATTTCACTTTTTCCATGAACACCATCACTAACATAGAATTTTTTAAGTGCATTTTCTACATTATATTTGAGAGTCTTTCTACCTTCTTGTGATAATAATTCTAAAGTTATTAATTTATCTGATGCATCTACTTCTGGTATTTCGATTACTTTAGCGGAATATAAACTAAAACCATCTTTAACTTTTCTAACTTCATCAACCTTTACTCTAACTATTGAACCTATTTCTACATTTTCTTTAGTATTAAGAGCCTTCCCAACTTTTAGATATTCTTTACCCTCTAAATCTGTAGTATTATAATTTCTACTATCTTCTGCAGAAAGAGGGCCGACACCCAAAACATAAGAGTATAAATTAGATTTAGTTTTATTTTTATTTAAAACAATCAAATCCAAATCAACAAACCTTTTCAGTTTAATCCATTTTGGATTCTTTTTAGTACCAATGTAATATGTTGATTCAAGGTCTTTAATTACTACACCTTCTGAAGTTTTAGATTCCATTATATCTTTAGAATATTTTTCTATTTCACTTAATGAATCTGCTAATCTTGTATTCTTTTTACTTGGGAATGAAACTGCATCTGATGAATGTTGTGTAAATTGATACCATAAAATATTAATTCTTTCTCTTAATGGAGTATCTAATAAAGACTTACTTTCGTGATTCATTATATCGAATACTTTAACTTTCAATGTTGCATCTTCATATTTATCCTTAAAAAGATGAGCAATAGTATCTGCTCTATGTAAAGGTTCATCATTATCATACAGTATTAATTCTGCATCAAGAATCATATCTCCATATTTTTTCTTCTTTAATTCTTTTACTGCTTCTTTACATTTATTAGTAATGTCTTTTTGATTATATGAAAATATTTTAACTGATTCCTTATCTTTATGAATCTGTATTCTAATCCCATCATATTTTTCTTGAACTAACCATTCTCCTGTAAAACCCTTCAAGGATTCAATATCTTTTACTTCAAATATTCTATACATTGGTTTGTTAGGTACGATAAATTCAATTTCTGACTTTTCAGTATCTTCTTTAGATATATCTAAGTCTAATAGTTTATTCCAACTATCAATATCATTATCTTCTAAATATACTTTTTTAAGTAAAGATAACGCACCTTTGTATTTTGATTTTATTCTCTTTTTATCGGCAGTAGAATCATCACCATAATGTTCTATAATATATAATGGTATATCAGACGGTTTTAAATCTAAACCTTTTGCACCTTCAGTAATAGTGTCCGGTTCTATATTATGAGTTTCCCACGATTTATTTCTAATAGGGTATTCATGTGAACGTAAAGCATAATGAATAAATTTAGCATATGTGCTTTCATCATCTAATAATACTTCAATTACTCTATCACCTAACTGTTGTGAAAAAGGGTCATTTAATTCTTTAGATTTAAATCTAAACTCTTTAATTGTTTTAAATAATTTATTTGCATCAACAGATTCAACATTTAAAACAGAATCACTATGAATTAAATCTTCATCTACATATTTCTTAAGTTCTCTAGCAAAATCATCTAAATCATCATATTCATTTCTTATTTTATTTATTGCCTTTTTCCAATTTTGTCCATATTTCTTTGGGTCTTCTTTTGCAGATAAATAATTATATCTTATATCTTCATAAAAATCTAAGATACGCTTCGCTAAATGCTCACCTTTATCCTTATCAAAGAGTCCAGAAGTGGGCATCTTTAACCAACTGTTTCTCTAATGCCCTCAGGATTTTCAATCTTTTCTTCTGATGGTTTTTTCTTAGGCCTTTTTAGTTTTACATCTTCACCATCTATATCTACACCCGATTCTTTCATAGGCACTTGTTCTTCATTCAGAATCTCAATTGCCTTCTTTGCGGCCTTAATTGTTAATTCTGCTAACTTTTCTTCTTTAGTTACTTTTTCTGGCATTTAAAATCCACCTTCCATTTTTGAAACCATATCATTTATTTCATTCCAATCCATCTTAGATATATTATCTGAACCCACTGATGTAGATTCTATACTAGGCTTTGGAGTATCAACGACAACAAATCCTGATTTCATTAATATGTTATCATCATTATACACTGCACTTTCAAGTTTCTTAACCTTGTCCACTAACTCTTTTAAGAGCATTAACATTTCACTTTCTTCGGTCATTCAATCACCTTCTTCTTCGATTTAATTCTTCATTTATTCCTTGAGTTGGATTTTCCCTAACAGTTCTCTTTAATCTATCAACTGTTTTTGGTGTAAAATTAACATATTTGGGTTCGGGCATTTTGTTGTCCTTTCTAACTACAAAATAATCACATTTACCGTTTGAGTTAATTGTTATTTCATCTAAAGTACAACGCTTATTAGCATTATACATACAATTAATGGCATCACAAACTGTTACCTTACAGTCTGCTTGTTTTTTCATTTCATCTTTCCAATTCATTCTAAATCACCTTTGTTTTTTGGATATATCATATCTCTCAATTCTCTATATAATTTTTCATAGTCTTTTCTTAATTTTGCTGACTTTGAAACTAATGATAAATTTTTATCCTTTAGTTTTTGTAATTGTTTTTTATCAGATTTTTCAACATTAATTTTATCTAACTCATCTAATAAATCTGAAAGTTTAGTAAAGTCTTGGCCCATATATTCTGATGGTTTAGAAATTTGTAATTTCTTTTTAATTCTTTTCTTTACTTTGCTATTTGTTTTCTCCATAATAGGCGAATACTCTTTTAATAATATATTTTCCCAAGTCATTCTTCTTCTCCTCCCTTAAATCTTTCACGAATGTTTGCTTCAACATCACCTTCTAATAATGTAGGTATTACCTTTAAATCTTCTATCGCCTTTGGATTTCTATAATCTACATTTGTAATTTCTTGTATTTGTGAAATTTCTTCAAATCTAGGAATCAAGTTAGAAATAGTTTCGTAATCTTTTTCAATATCGTTAAACTCTCTTGTTCTTGTGCTTAATATTGTTTGGTATCTTGTTATAAAAGTATTTATAGTTTCAGTGTATGATGGTGAAATATCTTGGTCAATTGATTCTTCTAATATTGGAAGGGATAGTCTAAATGCTCTTAAAGTCATGTCTATTATTTCATAGGTTCTTCTTATTTCTTTAGAAATTCTTTCAAGCATTTTACCTCTCAGTTCTTCTGCTTCTAACATTTCATCTCTATCTTCTTCTTGGTTTTGGAAAGTTTCTGTAACCTTATTATCAATACCTGTTAATGTTAGCATTCTTTCGTTAGATACTTCTACTAAAGGTTCTATTAAAGTATTCCATTTTTCAATTACTTCTAATAATTTATTATCTATATTTTCTATATGCCTCATAATTATATTTTCATCTGGTACTACATATTTATTATCTATAATATCTTTAACTAGTGAAGACACGCTTTTAATATATTTATCTCCACGAATTGCTTTTGCAGTGCTCCTAATTTTACGAGCAGAAGGTAATTCTCTTAGATTAGTATTTTGTCGAACTAAATCTTCAAATTCATCATATAATGAAGTTGTATCAAATTCTCCCTGTACTATTTTACCCTTAACTTCTCTAGGTTGATATAAGTAATTTCTTATTCTTGGAATCAAAGTTTTTCCACCATCTGTTAATTTAATTAAATACTTATTTTTAAATATCTTTGCTTTCTTAGCCTTTCTAATAAGCGCAGGAGTAATAGTTTGATTTGCATCTAATTTTTCTAATATGTTTAACATTATTTCTGTTTGTTTATCTTTGGTTTTTTCCGGTTGAGGTAGTTTCTGTTTATTGGTGGGAACTATATCATTTCTAATTATATTAATAACTACAGTTTTCATTTTCTGATTAAAGTCTAATTCTTGCAAACCATCTATTAATATTGATTGATTTCCTGTTGTTTTTACAGATAACTCACCACCCATTGTTGGAACATCTTTGTATTTTCTATCAGTGATTCCTAGAGGGATATAACCATAAATTACATCTGATGCCGCTCTTAATGCTTCTTCTTTGGTATTATAATTTTGACCTCTATAAGTATATTCTTTTTGAATTTTATATTTTTGAGTTAGATAAAAATTAACTAATTGATTTTTACGTTCTAATTTTTGATTTATTTCTAATACTTTATTATCAGGTAATTTATCAATTTCTTGTTCTATTTTCTTTACTCTTTTTTCGACTTCATTAATTTTATCTTTTCTATCTTTAGAAATTATATTATCAGGTATATCAGACCATTTTGTTTTTATAAATTCAATTTCTTTATCTTGGGCATCAAGAGTTTTATAAATTTTATCAATTTGTTTCTTTTCATTCTTAAGTTCAGTAAGTTTATTTTTACTGTCTTCTAAAGTTTTTGATAACTCACTTATTTTTTCTTGGCTCGATACCTTTTCTATATCTTTACCTAATAGTTCTTCTTTATTCTTTTTAGTCATTCTTTTTTTATTTAAATCCTTTATAATATCTTCGATAATTTCTAATGACTTTTTCTCCGTATCAATATCTTGTTTTAATAAATTAATTCCTGCTTCACTGCCTTTTAACAAAATTTCATTCTGAACGCTCATAGAATTAATAAATTTCAACGCACTATTTACGACAGACATTGGGCTACGTTCAAAATTTGATTCATAAGCAGATTTTTGTTGCTCAGTTAAAAATGGTTTAACTAAATCAAAATATAATTTAGCATCATCTTTATTTTCGGACTTTGCATATTGAATAGTAAGTTCTTCTTCCATTAAGGTTTTTTCTTGAATTGAGCCTATTTCATCTACAAGATTGACTCTTTCTTTTTTAGAGGGAAAGGTCTTACCTCCTCTCCTATTTGTTTTATAATTTTGATTTAACAAAGCATCTTCTTTATTCTTCAATGCATTATTAATTGTTTCTTTAACCAAATCTACTTGAAAATTATAACTTGTATCTCTAGAATTGTTCCGCATAAATTTATGCCTTAATACTGTACTGCTACCTATTTTGTTAGATTTTTTATCTAATTCTGCAAATAATAAATTTTTAAATGTTCCACTAGAAGGTGCTTTCTCGATGATAGTTTGCTCTCTTTTGAGCAAGTCAAAGAAATTCATATTACCACTTATTTTCAGTCATTCTTTTCTTCTTCTTAGGCAATCCTACATAATCAGGAATATCTGCCATATCCGGTATATCCTTCTTTACAGATGTTGGGTCTGGCCCTATGTAATCTAAGTTTTTATTAGAAGAAATTTTTCTTTCATTCCATTCTTTATTCTTTGCAATTTTTAACTCCCTTTGGAGTTCTCTTACTGTTTTGTCTTTAGTCATATTAACCAACTCTTCTTTCAGTTCTTTTATCTACATTCTTATTACCTGCTTCTGCGGGTAAACCACTAAACCTCTTATCCGGCCCTGTGCTGGATGATGGTTTATTTCTTGTGGTAGCGGGGTTCTCTTGGGGCTTACTTGTTTCGCCACTTAACGCTTGTTCCTGTAATTGTCCTAATTGTGAAGCATCAATATTTGTACCTGCGAATGGGTCTTTATCTATGGGTTTATCAGAATCTTTATTTTGTTGTTCCATAGGTTGTTCCTTTTTATATGTGAATCTTCCTTTATCATCCATTTCTACTTCAAAGCCTAGATTTTTAATTGATGCGGCAATTTGCACTTCTATTTCTCTAAGTCTTAATTTAGCCAATTCATCTTCTTCTTCAGAAGGTGGAAGTTTAAGTCGCCAATCTGTAATTCCAAATTCTTCTGTAATAAACGGAAATACATAATTATTCCAAATAGTCTGAGCCATTTCTACTGCACGATTAGTAACAAGTATTTGCATACCTTCATTATTTAATCCACCACTAGCAGAATTATCTGCCATGAATACTTTACTAACTCCATAGAAACCACATATTCTATCTCTTAAGTCATCCTTAACTGCAATATAATCCATTTCCTTAAGACTATCTAAGAATTTAATCCATTCAATAGAACCTTTACCATTTTCTGCTTCAATTCCCATAACAGGTATGAAGTGTGGGTCTTGTTCCATCTTTTCTTTAACACCACGCCAAAAGGATTTCATAGAATCTACGTTTCTTGTTTGAACTGCTAATAATCCTCTCGGCATTCTTGCTTTAGCATATGAAGAATTTACATAATTTTCCATTGCAAGCAATGTAGTAATATGATTCCATAAAGTTAAGACAGGAGAAAGACCGTATAATCTACTAGGTGAATATTTACTAAAGTGTAATACTTCTCCTTCTAAATAATATTGTTCTTTTCCGTTTGCTCTATTCACATAATGAATAGGATGAAGGTCATCACCGCATAATTCACAATGTCCTACAGGATTATCAGAAATTACATCTCTATGTTTAATACAAGTAAAACCCGTATTTCCTTTTTCTCCGTTATCATCAGTATAAAGATGCATTGTTACAGGGTCGCCTCTAAAGACTTCATTTATTTTATGCATTCTAATAGTTCCCGTATTATCTAAATAATATTCTTTAACTAAAATAATATATGCATCATCCATGATATTCAAATCATCTTCTAATTCTTTTAAAACATCTATAAATAGTTGCTCAGAACTATTTACATATCCCTTTAAGAATTTTTCTGCATATTTAAGTTGTTCTTTTCTTGGTTTAATTAAATCTGTACTTTTACAATCTGAACACTGAATTACGGGAGAACTATGTTCATTTCCACATTTTGCACATTTCATAGCAAAAGATTCTTCCCAAACATAACCTCTTCTAAATATCTCATTTTTTAACTGTGTTGTGCAACTTCTAACAATTACAGATTGTTGGGCTATATGATATAATACGGGCGAAGTTATCATATAACTTGTATCTTTCTCTTGAATACCCGGATTAAATACCGTTCTATCTTTAGGTGTAGGTGTACTACGCCTAAACAAGTTAGTAATACTAAATGTTCTTCTTTCAGCCATTTTATCACTCCACTACTGTTCCAATGTTTTCTAACTCATCCATTACAGATGTCTTATTATTACCATGTAATTTTGCAACTGTTGTTGGGTCTATCCCGTATTGGCTAAAGTCGTAGTTCTTATTATCCTTGTGGTTCTCCCACTTCATTAATTTGTATATTTCCTCAACTCTTTCCTTATACCAATCTTGTTTCTTGAATCCTTTTTTTATTCTAATTAATTCTAATAATAATTCTGCATTTGATTTTTTCATTCTAAAATGAGGAAGACATTTTACTAATAGTTTTCTAACATCATCTTGTGAATAAAAATTAAGCCTATTTACGGGCCGTGTATCTTGTGGTGATTTTTGGTCTAAGTGTAATCTACCACAACCCAATGATTTATGCATTTCTAACATGAAAGCCTTACCTCTATCTCCTGTTGCTATTAAACCAACTCTAGGATTATAATTTTTATCCATTGTTATATATCCATCTGAATCAATAAATGCCGCAGTATAAGCCCAGATATTTTTCTTAATATCATCATTTATTTTATAGTATGCACCATCAACATGAGTTATATTTTCTTCTTTGGCTAACTTTGCTATAATGTGTGTAGAAGATTTTTTGTGTAATTTATCAGGCAAACCTTCATGTAATTCTCTTGCTGATATTCCCGGATTTTCACAAACCATATCAATAATAGATTTTTTAATTTCTTGTTTTGGAGTTAATGTTACAGACCTATCTTTTAATATCTTTTTAAATTGTTTTCTTGAATTAGCCATACTCTTATATAATATAGCATAATCTTTATTAATTGATAATTCTTTTATTTCTTGTTTATCTTCCCAATATTTACATAAACAATCTACAACTGTCCTTCGTGTATCTTCGTCTTTTATTTTATTTAATTTCTCAAGGTCTTTAGGTTTACAATTCATTTCCTTAAGAACAGGTTGATATTTACTAACCCAATAAATTTTATCAATTGATTTATTTAAATAATCTGTATAACCATCAATAACATCATCAATTGCTTTAGTAAAATCTAATTTACTATCTCCCTTTAAAGTTCTTCTGTATTTTCTCATATCTTTAATTAAGTCCGGTATTCCTTTACCTTCTATTTCATATTTATTTATTTTAATATCGAGAATTTTATCTGCTTCTGTTAAGTTTATATTATTATCTTTAGCATATTTTTTGACTAATTCACTATGGCCTCTTAATGGTTGTGCCTGTAGCCATTTGATTACTCCTTCTGTTTCTTCTCTATTATCCTTTGTTTCTATCTGTTGAAGTTTGTCTTCTACTTCTTTTACTTGTGGTAATACTTCATCTAAAGTATTAAGTTTATTCTGTAGTTTACCTCTTTTTTCTTCTAGTTCTTGTGATTTAGTCATCTTGTTCACCTAACCTAAAAATTTAATCCTATCATACCCGAATAATTGTTCAATAGAGGCGTTTCTGGCGCATCAAATATCTCCATATCGTCAAGTAGCATAAAGGACTCAGAAGGCGTTTGAGTAGCCGCATTTGCTAAGGCTAGGGCCATCACTAAATCATCGTGTGCGCCTACGCCTTCAAACTTTCCTGTGTCGGTAATGGAAAACATAGATAATTCTTCAATTAACATCCCGCTCATCCTTTTACTATTATTATCTCCATACGGCAAATGTATCTTTTTGTTTTCAAAATTCATTTGTAGATTTAATATTATTTCTTGCTTTTTACGTCTTGTCGTATTAAAGTCCTTAATATTCATATCTGTAACACTTCTTAATTCTTGAGTAAATGCTTTAGCAAAAGTATTAGTTTCATATAATACTGCTTCCGGTTGAAATATTTTACCAATAAGTCTTAACTTTTCTATGTTTTCTCTAAACTGAACATTCTTTGCTCTATCTACATGAACAATAGATTTATTTTTTTCGTCATCAACTTCTAAAACCATAATTACATTATAATCTCCATCAGTAGAAATAGCGGGGTCTACTCCAACATAGTATTTATACCCTTTATCTTTTCTATTACCTAACCTAAGAATTAAATCTTTATGTTTAGAATTTTCTAAATGTTCGGGAGAAAACAAAGAAGTTCCTGTAGATATTGGAATACACAAATATTCTCTTGTAAATTTTAATGAACCAATTTCTGCTTTTCTTTGCATTAGTGCATCATAATCCCAACGAGCGGGCCATAGTGGTTCGTTTAATGAATTTAAACATGGATATTTTCTAACAGTATAAGCCGGATTTTCTTCTAATTGTGAAAATATGTCTGTGTAAGTAAATGGTGTTCCAATCATTCTTAAATTAGCAGTATGATGTAGAGTCGGTATCATATCTCCAAAGAACCAATCTGTTACTCTATTAATTCCCGCTAAACTAAATTCTTTTAGAGGGTCGTCAATAATAATTTCTTGGGGGTGTAAACCACGAATCTGAGAACCTACTGACCTTTCAAGAATTGAGTTACCATTTGTTAATGTAATATTACCAATAGCCCAACCTCTTGTTGGTTTATATTTTTTAAGTGGTGGTAAATTAAAATATCTATCTATTTCTCTCATGTGAACTAATGTCTGTTTTTGGTTAGAAGAAATGTAAAGCATTTGATAAGGTGGTTCTTGAAATATTAAATTCCAAACTACCCAACTATGCATAAATACTGATTTGCCGTGGTCACGACTACAAACAATTACAGTTCTATCTGTACGTTGCATTGTTTCTAACCATTCTTGCATATAATCTGGGTACATCATACCTAAAACGTTTTGAAAGAAATAAGGGAAAGATGTTTTAGAAAGTTCCATGTCCATAGAAGACATAAAATCTAATTCTTCTATTTCAGACATTTTTGTATATCTCCTTAGTTTTACTATCAAACTCTCTTTTTTCGTTTGGGTCGTTAATATCATAATTAAAATTCATCATAACAAAACCATGAGCGTCTTCAACTGAATCATTAATTGCATCTAAAACTTCTTCATCATCATTTAAATCAGTGGTGCTAGGAATATAATAAATTCCGTTATTTGGTAAGGGCATTCTTTCTTTATCAGACTCCGTAGCATCCCACTTAATATCATACACATATACTTCATATGTTGATTTTTTAATAATACTCCAAGCCTTTCTCATTGCATCATCTTCTAAAGTATTAGGAATATAAATAGCATAAGTTCTATTTCTTGATTTTAATTTTTCAAAATGTTTTTCTGGCAACAAAGGGTGTTTTTCATCATTACTACTTTTTACTTCAAAACCTAAATTACGATATTTTGTTAGTCTATTTTTTGTATCATTTGATAAATCATATACAATTGGTAATTGTCGGGCGGTTGCAAGTTCTTTAACAAAAGGCATTCTGTATTCGTCTAATTTAGTGTTAAAACCTCTATTTGTATAATTAGCATCATCACCGTATTTTTCTGGGTGGCTTGCATAACCTCCAACAGTATATGCACCTGCATCTCCAATAACATCATCTAATACTACTATTCCAACTTTAGAAACAACATATCCAAATTCATCAACGATTACCCAAATATAATTTTCATCACCAAAAAAAGTAAATGGTGATTCTGGTCTATTTCTAGGTAATCTATTAGCATTGGGCCATCTATTTGCTAATCTAATAAACTCAGGTTCAGAAAGAGGGCCAACAACAGTAAATGTTTCACCATTGTTTTCAAAAGTATCTCCTGCAGGAACAGGATGAACTTTCTCTCTAATTCCTCTCATTCTATTTCCTCATGTTTCTTGCTTGTTGGCAACAATATCTAATTTTTTGTGTTGATTCTAATTCCCAAAATGCATCTGTTTCTAAATTAAATCTTTTTTCTACATGAGCGCATAATTCTCTTCTACTCATGTTTCTAAAATCTTCATCTATTTCTAAATCTAAAATTGGGCTTGTTTCATGTGTTAATTGTGTATCTAATAAAACATATACTCTACCCATAAAAGAGATTAATTTTCTAATTATAAATTGTTTCATATTATTTTACTCCCCTTAATACTCGCTTCCAATCTGCCGATTTGTACTCATCCCTTAAATATTGTTGCCAATCTTCCATATTATTGGGATTAAAATTTTCTTCAAATTCCGCCATTTCTCTTTCTTCCTTTTCATTCTGTATTCTAACTTTTTCATCTGCTTCTTCATCTGGCCCTTCTTCCATACCACCCAAATTAAATGCTTGTTCCTTTGCTAAATGAGTTAATGCCGCAAACACACAATGACCTAAATAATTTTTAAGTTCTTTAGTTTCTGCAAGTTTATTTACAAATTCTCTAACTTCATCACCTTCAGACCAACCCAATTCACCCATTTTATCTTTTAAATTTTCGATTACTTCAGTTTTAAATTCTTGTATCATGCTTTGCATAGTACCCGTACTTTCTAAGAAATCTAATAATTCTTGACTTAAATCTGTTTCATTGGGGTCATATGGTGGAATATCTACCATTTCATCTTCTAATTCATCACCAATTTCTTTTGCTTCTTTTAATGAAAATACTATAGGACTTGATAAAATTGGTTCTATTGAATTACTAATATCTTTATCAGACATTTCCCTATCCATTTCAGTTACTTTATTTTTTATTTGTTCTATTGATTCATTTACTAAAAATCTAGCAGATTCAAATAATCCTTTTCCTGCTTCCATATTTTGTAATATTTTTTCATATTTTGTTCCGACAATTATATCTCTTAAATCCATTTTATCACTTCCAATTTTTTGAGTCTATTTTATCCATTATTATATTCGACATATCATTATAAAAATTAGTTGCTTCTCTATCATTTGTTAAAAGTACATCTATTTCCTCAACCATTATTGTTCCACTTAAGGCTATTCTATAAACGTACCTCCCTGCTTTTGCAATGTATGCAGTAAAATTATGGTATTCCCAAATCCAAACATCATCTCCTAACGGCTCTCTTTCTCCTATCATGTTTTCTAAATACATTTTATAACCATCCATTTCTTCACTATGACGACCAGCCACACTTTCTATTAAATCTAAAAATCTACAGGCTACTTTTTCTGGTATTTCTAAAAAATCTTTATCAAGGTTATCAGTCATATAATAAAGTGAAGTTACTCCTTTAAATCTATTATTATGTCTAGCGATTGTTAATCCATCATCAAAAGAAGTTACCTCAAGATTTGTTAAACCATGCTTATTATAAATATTTGTTATTTCAGTATCGTTTTGTATATTATGGTTATCCCTTTGTTTTATAAAATAATTATTATACTCTTCTAGTTTCTTTTTACAAGGCTCGTCATCTTCTATATCTTTAACATCTTTGATTCTTAACTGAGTCTTAGGCTTAGTAAGTAATTTATTTTTAAGAATATTAAACCACATCTTAATTTCTCCAATTTTTTACTTTTACTCTATCCATAAAATCTTCTAAATCAGCACGATTAAACTTTGACGCAATACCTCTTGTATCAATTATTTTAGGGTCTAGATTGGCTACCTTTCCTATCTCAAATATCTTTTTTTCATCATATCTAATTTCTAAAAGATTTACCGCATAAAATGTATCCTTACCTATTCTATAAGACCATATATGACTGATTGTATATCTATCTATATTTACGCTGGGATTAATTTTATTACTTTCTAACAAATCTAATGCTTTACAAGCCACCCTTTCTGGTATTTTTTCAAACTGTTCCGGGTCTAATAATACATTAATATGATTTTGTCTTATTTCTCCTTCATTCCATCTAGCATAAGATACTAAAGCATAACCTGTGGCTCTTCTAAATATAATTCCTCCTAGACCCACAAGAAGTTTCAATAACTTTTTATCTTTTGATGCTTTATAATTTTTTTTCATAAATTCCATATATTCTTGATATTCTTTTAATTTCTTTTTACAAGGTTCATCATCATCAGTTATTGGATTATCTTGGACTCTTAACTGCGTCTTGGGTTTAATTAAAAGCCTATTCTTAAGGATTTTAAACCACATTTTAATTCCTCCAATTTTTGGGGTCTGCCTTATTATTAAAAACATCTTTTATTTTACCAATAAACGGTAGGCTTGCCTCTAAGTTAGTTTTTCTTTTATCATTGTAAATTTCTTCAAATGCAGTAATTCTAACAACCTGATACAACTCAAAATAAATAACATTTCTATCATCAATTGAAATAGTAATATCCCATTGAACTCTATTAGGTTTATTCCTATAAACAACTGTAATTGAATAAGGGCCCACATCACTATATACTGATGATTCTGTTTGACTATCTATTATATCTAGCACTTCACAGGCTACACGTTCTGGTAAATTTTCCCATAAATCTTCTTTAATATCATAATCATAAATAATCAGAAGTCTTGAAACGAAAAAATCATTATTTTCTAACAGGTTTCGTTTAAATTCTCTATCGGAGTCTTTATAATAAGAATAGTATAAAGGAGTATAGTCTGCTTCTTCCTTTAAAGGTTTTAATTTATATTCTTCTATAACATTTTTTACTTCGGGGTCTTCAATAACATCATAATTTTTTTGTTGTTTTTGGAAAAAATCAATATACTCCTTTAATCTTTTTTTACAAGGTTCATCATCTTCCACTTCTTTATTATCTTGAACCCGCAACTGAGTTTTTGGTTTAACAAGTAATTTACTCTTAATTATAGAAAACCACACTCTATCACTTCCAATTTTTTGGTTCTAGTTTATTTGTAAGAAATTCAAAGATATCATTATAAAAATCACGTGCAGACATATCTTTTTCAAAATCTATAGTTTCATCTTTTGTGGTAATATGTAGAAATGCTCCCCCCGCTAAATCATAAACTGTTTGGTGGCTACTATCAATAGCAATTTCAAGTCGAAATCCTATACTTTGCCAAATTAATGTATCATCAGTAATAGAATCATCTTCTTCATCTTCTCCAAAAGACACACTCAAAAAATAACCATCTATTTCTTCATAATAATCCTCTTCGCTATCTATTAAGTCTAACATTCTACAGGCTACCCTTTCTGGCATTTTTGAAAATTCTTCCGAATCAATGAGTACTGAACCATAATCATATACGATAAGTGATGCAAACTTTTTATTATGTTTACTTATTGCTTTATCACTTGTCGAACCGTCATCAATTGTTAAATCATAGTCATTATAAATAGATTGAACTTCAGCATCATTTTTTATACCATAAGTTCTTGCCTGTTCAAGACTATAATCATAATACTCCCGTAATTTCTTTTTACACGGTTCGTCATCATCTATTTCTTTAATATCTTGAACTCTTAATTGTGTTTTAGGTTTTACTAATAACCTATTTTTAACAATTGAAAACCAAGTCATTTTTTCTCCTCAAATAACTTTTCGTATTCTTCTAACATTATTTCCCAATAATCGCACATTTCAAATCAACGGTCTATACATTGCTTTAATGTGATAAACCATATCTTCGGTAACTCCATATTTTTTAGCAATAGATGAGAAACTATCTAATTCTTCTGTTATTCCTGTTATATCAGTAGCATTAATATCTTTATCATATTCTGATTTCATAATATCAATTGTTTTATTTATTGAATCATAAGAGTCTATTTTACTGTTACTATAATATATTGGTTTATGCATCATTTTTCTTATTTCATCATGTGCATCTAATATTTTATTTTTATATTCCGACAGTTCTATTTTTTCTCTATACTCTCTATGTAATTCTTGAAATTTTTTGTATTCGTCTTTTAAGTAAATGTTTTTATTAAATTGATACCTAAATGCAAATAAATATGTAATTAATTTATTATAACTTGTTCCTCTTGAATCTTTTTCTGCTAAATCTAATATTTTATCTCCATCTAAAGTTTCATCTTGGATTGTTATATCAGTATTTCTTTCTGCAACTCTTTTAATTTCTTTAGCAAAGAAAATCTTATCTTCTTCAATAGAATCTGGGAAAAAGTCATCTAATATATTTAATAACTCTTCTGTAATATCAATTAAATTGGTTAAAGTTATGTCTTGTGCATCCATTCTTGTTTCTCTATATTCATTAATTGTTTGTAGTTGGCTAGCAGTAATTAAAGACATATTTCTTTCAATATACATCTCCATTAGTTCTCTAGTAACTTTATCCGTTCCATGAATAGAAAACACCTTTAATTTTTCTTCTGTTAAAAATCTAGGCTTTTTTCTGAAAGTCATCACACCTTTACTCACAGGTTCTAAATAATATTTTTCAGCAGTTGCAAATAGTTCGGTAAAAGATTCAATAAATTGTCCTATTTCTCTTCTTTCTCCTTTAGAACCTATTGATAGTGCAGTATATTGAGTAGCAAATGGTTTTTGTTTATCAGTTAATTGTGTTGCGTCTGCACCACCCGCAGTTTGAGATGGGTCTGTTTTAATACCAAGAGAAGTTTTAGTATCTCCTTCTAAAATATTATCAATCACATCAATTAATTCATAATGAAATTCTTCAATAGCACCAAAATCTACTTTTGTTCTTTGTGTTTCATTTATTAAATTAGATGTTCTTTCAGTTAAAGGAATAAAATATTTGGTTCTTCTAAAATCAGATACTTGTTCTCTTATTTCTCCATGTTCTTCTATAATTTCTTCTAATATATTCAAATCGGTACTATCTATTCTAGAAAATCTTTCTTTTAATTTATTAAACTCTTCTCGTAGTTCATTCCATGTTTCTCTTGATTGTCTATTTGTGATAACATTTCCTTTATTTGCTAAAACATATAGTGGGTCTAAACTTTCTATTCTCTTTAAATCTTCTGAATTAACCCTCTCTAAAAACTCATCAGTTTGGCTTTCTGTTCTTTCATAATACATTGAATCATCATCATAAACTTCAAGAACATCATCTTCAATTGCACCAAAAACATCTTGCATAGCAGTAACAAAGGTATCATAGGCTTTATTTTTAGTATCAAAGGATTTTACATTAATATTTGATACAGGAACTATCCAATTCATACCATCCATTTTTTCATACAAATTTAATAATTTTTCTAGTTCTTTATCCAAATCTGTAAATCTTTGAGTTAATTCATATTTTCCTTCTGACGTTTCTTTAAATGCAGTATCTTTTCTTGAAATATCTTCTTCAACGGCTTCCCAATTTTTAAGAACATCTTTAATATTTTCTTTTAATACATCAAATAATTTATGATGTTCTTGATAGTAATTGTATAAAGCACGTCTATCACTATTCAATTTAGGATTATATAAACCTACTATATCACCTTCATTAAAAGGTATTCCTATTCTATCTTCTTCACTAAGATTTAACTTAGTTAATATAGAAGTTAATCCTGAATCGAGGTCAGGGCGATTATTTTTTATAGTTTCTATTATATCATTAAAAATATCCTTTTGGTTATAAACACTTTCTGATATTTCTATCTTATCAATGTTCAGTTTATTTTTTAACGTGCTTATTTTTAATTTGCTATCATCATATAATATTAATTCTAATTGTTTTAGAACTTCTGAATCAGACATTTGCTGACCGAGTTTTCCCTTTAATGTCGTTAAGTATGCATTAATATATTCTTCTGAAAATCCTCTATTTTCTAATATACTTTTTATTCTATTAGCAATATTTCTATCTTCTTTAAAACTTGTTAGATGTAAGGATAGAATATGAGATTCGTCAAATTCAAGTTCATTAATGTCTTGTTTAAATTCTTCATATTGTTTTGTATCATAACCTTTATTTCTTCTAAAGGCATTTGCATTACGGATATAGTCTTTAACATCTTCTGCATTTACCATATTTATTCCTCCACAATCAATTGATTCTTTCTAAGGTTTTGAATAATATTTACACCCCTTCCAGAAGTAATTAGTTTTTGATAATCTACAGGATTATCTAAAATATCTTGAATTTTATTTGCAATCGGTTCTTTCATTGAATCCATAATTGCTACATAATTTTCTTTTGCATAGTTAATTATATTTTGTAAATTTTCTTTTTCTTCATCAGAAAACTCACCATCATCATCTAATGGTGTTCTCCAATAAGAAATCAATTGTCTTTTAAAGCCTGTTTTCGCATAAAGCATATCAATATAATACAAATAATAAAATATATTTGCTAAATTAATTTCATTATATTCAGGAACATAATTTGTTTTTAATTTTTTAAGTTCTAATAATTCATCTATTTCTTCTTGTTCTGAAATTTCTATTTTAACTTCTTCTTCTTTCATTCTTAGATTTCTGAATAAATTAACAAATTCAGTTTGTTCTGCAGTATTAACTCCTTTAATGGGTTTAAATTTTAATTTACCTCTTGCATCAACAAAAATATTATCAATATCTACCTTTTCTAATATTGGTATTATTTTATCTCTTATAGTTTCACCATCAATTTCTTTTTGGTAAAATTCTTCTAAAGCACTTTGTATTGTTTCTTCTGGCTCGACTTCATTTTCATCGAAACCTTCTGAAACAAAACTTGAAATTAATTCTTTTTCTTTTTCAGTAAATGTAGGTATTGGTGTAGAATAATAATCTATTAATTGGCGTATTTGTTTAGAATATTCTTTTTGGGCCGAATTAATAAATCTACTATAGTCTGTAGAATCATTGTATTCATCTATTAAGTTTTCAAGGTCTTTATCATCAATTACATCTGGTTTTTCTATTTGGCCTTCCATTAACATTCTCAAACTAACAGGCAAAAATCTAACCTTTTGTTGTTCTTGTCCAATCTGTAAAATGGTAGATATATCTAATCTACTACTTCCTAATAATGCTCTTAATGTTGGATGAAGCATTGATGTTCCTCTAACAGTCAATAATTTATCTCTTGCTACAGTAGTAGCAGTTCCGCTTTTAATTGTTGGAATAGGAACAAACTTATTTGATTTTTTATATTGGTCGCCAGCAATAATAGTAAGATATCGAGTAACATCTAAATTATTATTAATGTTTGGTTTATACTTTTGAATGTCTTTGGGTAGTCTATCAATTGTACTATCTTCAATATCTAAATTATATAATTTTAACAAATAAGATTTGATTGCCTTTCCTTCTTTGCTAGTTTCTAAATAAAATATTGGAGGTATGTTATCTAAATCTTCTTTATCTCGATTTGTTATCATACCTGCTAAATATGAATCAATATTTTTAAAGGACTCATATTCCATTGCTTCAGGATATACTATCTTTTCTCCTTCGACTTTTAATTCTTTAGAAGAAAGATAAGAATTTAATTTTTCACGTTGCTCATCTGTGATTTCTTTTGTTATTGTTCTTGAATAGTCTGTTAAATTTACACCAAATAATTTTTTATTTGTTATAAATTTAGAAATGATTTCGTCTTTCTTTTGAAGTAGTGCGTTCTTTTTTTCTTCTCTTAATGTTCCTCTCCAACTTTTATATCCTGCTCCAACATAATTAATTAATGCTTCTTCATCTGATTCATTAACTATTTTTTCTAATATGTTAGTTACAGATTTATCCTTTTGTGGTCTGGCTCTTTTTTCCTTTTCTTTTTCAATTAAAAATTCATAAAGTTTAGCACCTGCTTGAACCATCTCATTAGTTTTTGCTTTAAGTTCTGGAGAAATATTACCTTCTGATATATCCTTTGCTTTATTACGCATAGCAACAATGTTTGTTGTATCTTTTTCGTAATGGTCTATGATATTATCTACTGCGCCAGAAAATAAATTCAATTCTAAGTTATCCACTATGCTAAGTGGCGACTTAGATTTTAATGTTTCAAACCACATCTTAATCCCTTTGTAATTTATTCCACCAAGTTTGTGAAGATTTATCTCTACCATCTTTAAGTAATTTAATTAAATTACCCAATCTTTCTCTTTTCTGTGGATTTATTAACGAAGGAAGTGTATGTAGTGCTACCGACATTGAATTTGTATCTTCTTGCGCTTCTAAAAGTCTATCAACCAAAGGAACTAAAGTAAGTTTATTTGCTTCTTTTTCTGGCGGATTTCTTTCTAAATCTGATACCATTTCATCAAAGCCCATATCTCTTAGGTCTTCAATGATATTTATATAGTCCATCGAATAATCTCTCATCTTAACAATTTTACTCATTCATCCATCTCCTTAAACAATTCGTCTAAAAACGTCATAAACATTCTACAAGTTGATTCCGGTCTTGTTTTCATATTATCACTTCTCAATTCTGTACTCCAATACCAAGCATATCCTATACTCAACTTTTCCACCATTCCTGCATTTTATTACCGCATTTTATACAAAACTTAGCCCTGTATGGATTATCCTTTTTACCACATTTAGAGCAAATTTTTGCTTCCTCTATTTCTTGCTCTCTCCTTTTTCTATCTCTAGTTAGAAATCCTTTACTTTTTCTACCTATTTCAACATCAAGTCTTTCATCATCACTGAGATTATTCCAATTTTTATTTTTCTTTTGAGCAGTTGTAGGATATCGTTTCTTTTTAACAATATCTTCCCAATTCATTGTAATTTCTCCTCCATCTTGCTTCTAACATCTAACCAAACTTCAGGATGATTTTGTGCTAATACCTCTTGAACAATTTGCATTTGTGCAACAATAATTGTATCTTGTCTTTTATGAACAAGTTTTCCTTTGAACTCCATTAAATATCTAAGACTCTCTCTAACTTCTTTTGCTAATTTTGTTAAACTATCTATGTATTTTGGATTCATTTCATCTTGGTCGAATAACTCATCTATTTTAATTTCAAGCCTTGAGATATTTTTCGATAGGGTTTCTATTTCGTCTATTTCTTTTTTGGCTATTAGGGTTGCGGCAGACTTCTGAACTAAGGGCTGAAGATGTTTAGTCATGTGCCTCTTTACTTGTGATTCCGAACATTCAAGCATACCTGCAACTGCATTAGGAGTTATCTTTCCTGTTGATAAATTTTCTTCTAACATAGTTCTTATTTCAGATGTACAAATTTTACATTGAGGATTAGATGAATCATAATAATCTCCCATATGATTTCTTAAATGTTTAGCAGTAGTTCCACTTGACCAGCCCTTTTGTTTATCTAACATATCAGGAGATATTTCTAAAGTTTCTAATTGAGTTTCTAAAGTATCTCTTTCATCATCCATACAAAGTTTACATCTTCTTCTAGTTACCATTTAATTCACCTTTAATATTTCATTCCAAGATTTCTTTAATCCTTTCTTGTCTTTAGTTTTCTTTGAAGTTTTCTTTGGAGTTTCTTGTGTAAATTCCGTTAAGTAAATTGGCCCTTTAGCCGACCTTCTCCTACATTTACCTGTTTCCATTGCTAAGTTCTTAACCATAGTTCTAGTTATGTTTAATGTATATCCTTTAACATCACCTAATGGTGCTTCTTCATCTAATGATTCTTCATCTAAACCAAATAACCTTTCTATTGCCTTTCCTTCAATACTTTTAGGTTGAACTGTAAAACTAAGTCTATTTTGTAATAACCTTTGAACAAAATCATCTCTAAAGTTCCCTGTTTTTTGATTTACAAATTGTGCATTTTTAGGATTAGATACTGCGTTATTAAAGAAATCTCTTACTTGCGGTAAACTGTTCATTATATCATTAGCAAGACCGCCTCTTGGAACACCCCTTAAAGTAACTTCAACGGCTAACTCTCCATCGTCTAATTTCTTTTTAGTTGATTTTAAAATTACAACTAATCCTTTCTTTATATCATCTCCTGTTTCACCATCACCGGAATAAAATGCTTGCCAAAGTGGTGGTTTTGCTTGATTTTTTTCTGTATCATAATAAGACGTATTAGGTGATATTGTTTCTCTATATTTATCATTATCTTTAACTCTTGCTTTTAAGTTTCTATATTCAACATAATCTTCTGTACGATAATGTCCATAAACTGTTGTTACATCTTCTTCTTCATCATATACTGCAGTATCGGGGTCTACTGCAGACATATCAGGAACATTAAAAACAATATTTCTAGGATTTGCTCCAGATTTTTCCATCTGTTCTAATCTTTCTAATATGTCTGTTAGTTCCATATCTACTTCAGCATCAACTATTTCTGAAGTATTTGGGTCTAATTGTTTATCTAAGAAATTAATAATATCTTTTCCATTTTCCATTGGTTTAAAAGTTAATGAAGATTCTGGCCTTTGCATTTCTGGAACGCCATGATTTTTAACGGCTTGTAATAAATTACCAATATTTTTAACACCCATTTCAGACCCGGTCATACTTTTACAATCTTCTTTCCACTTTTTGTAATCTTTAGTAACATCAGAAAAATCTAATGTTTGAGTAATAGTATGACCATTAATCTTCCCTACTCTTTGGTTTTTTCTTGTGTCTTTTTTTACCATTCTTTTTACCTCCATATTTAATATTGAATAACGCTGATTGATTTCCTGTTCCGTGTCCACCAAATGCTACAGGGCCACCCTCTTTAATAATATCCCACCAAGTTATTTTCAACCCCTCCTTCTTTTGTAATTTTTACACGCAGAACAATTTGGCCTACATCTTTGTTTAGTTCCTTTAGAAGCATCAGTTCTTCCACATGGTTTTGTGCCTTTTTTATCGTCTTCACAAGATTGGCATGAAACCCAACCTTTTCCTTTATTTCTCTTAAACCAACCACGTAATCCTTCTTTTTCTTCTAAATCAAATTGTCCTTTCTTTACAGAATTTCCCCAATTCTTTGCCCCTACCTTTCTACATTGAACTAATGCGCCAGAAGCATAAGCAGAAGGCCACTCTTTATATCTTGATTTTACTTTATGGTAACAAGCATCTTTCTTTTTCTTGACTTCTTCAAACCACATCTTATTCACCCCATCTTTTCATAGCGGTCTTTTTCATAAGACCTTGAATATTCTCTATAATTATTTTTATTTAAAAATGCTCTAATAATTCTATCGAATTTAACATCTCCTTTTTTATCAAAATTTTTCAGATATCTTTTTGTGCTTCTTTCTGGTAAATCTTTTCCTTTATGTTTAACCATTCTTTGATAAAGGTCATCCTTTACTTCTTCTTTAATTTCTTGAATATTATAATCATCTCCTATTTTTATAGTGTTATGCCATTCTTCTAAAGATTCTCTTAATATTGGGCCAACCTGTAAAGTAGTCCATCTATTTGGATTTCTTTTCTTTTGAACATTATCAAACCAAGTCATTTATCCACCCCTTTTTAATTTTTCTTCCAAAGCGATTATTTGCTTTTGGTATTCTAATGCTAACTCTTTCATTTTAGTTAATCTTTTATCATTTTCTTCTGAACCCATTGGGCCAGCAAATTCCTCAAAGTCTTGAATAGCCTGTAAATTGTTTTCTTCAATAATTACTTTCTTTACTATTCGGTTAAGTTCTTTAGACAATTGATTAAGTTTGCTTAATGTATCTTTAAATTTAGACATTTCTTCAGGAGCATATTCTTCCGCTAACTCTCTTTCTAAGTTAGACACTTTAATTATATCTTCCCAACTCATCTTTTCACCAATCCTTATCTAATTTTCTAGCAATGACTTTTTCCATTACAACTGCAATATCTTGAGGAGAACCTTGCCTATGATTGGCAATATTACCTTCAACTTCTCTCCAACGCCCTATTTCCGGTCTTTCCCCATCTAATTCACGCAATGCTTGAGTCATCTTGCTTGAGCCACTTTGATGAAACTCACTTAATTTTCCACCTGAAACTACTACTCCACTTTTATTATTCATAGCACTATCATAGTGCCAATAGTCTTCCGGTATGGGAACTGCATTTATCATATTCTTGAATCCATTTCCTTGTTCATAACCAATTTGTGCAAAATGAAAAGGTACTTTTTCTCTCCAAGATGAAGTCGGAGCAATGTAAATAAATCCTATTTGTTGGTCATACATTTTTTGCATAAAATCTACAATATCTTCACTCTCTAACATTCGTTCCCTCATGTCTTTAGGCAATGATTTCCCTAGTTTTTTCTCAATAGCGGATATATGGTTATTTATTGAGGGTGCAGAACTAGAACCATTAGCATCCTTAACGTCTATTGGAATCCAAGTATTGATATCGTAATGATTTCCACCTGTTATATTAAATGGATAATGTTTCTCAATCGCTTTTTCAGCACTAATCTCTCTAGGGTCATAAAGCATAATAAAGCCATTAGTAAATTCGACAGACCTCCCTTTTAGGATATTAAACCAACTCATTCTTCTTCACCTAATTTAGTTTGTCTAGTTCCTTTAGTATTATCTGTTGGTTTTGTTTTTGCTTGATTTTCTTTAAACCATTTATCAGCAGTAATCTTACTCTCGGTAGCACCTTCGGTTAATTCTTTTGGTAACTTTTTTTGACCTTTAATTGTATTAAACCAATTCATCTTAATCCCTCTTTGTGATGTGATAATGGTCGCCACATCTATACACTCTTAAAGTTCTATTTCCTGTTTTTTCCATAATTTCTCTTGCTCTTCTAAGTGCATGACCATGATTCTGATATTTCTTTTTGTTGGGAGTTGGACAGATTTTTAAGGCTTTCTTTCTTTTTTTATTTTTATTGTGCTTTCTACTTACATTGCCTTTTTTATATCGTTTACCTTTAACTATACCAAACCAATTCATTCTTCAAATTCCACCTGCATATCAACTAAATATTTTCTTGGTATTCCGCCTTCTCTAACATAAGAAGGAACTCCTAACATTCCGTCATCATGTTCAATTGCAGGTGGTAGTGTTGTTCCCATAACTCCAACAACCCCGCAATCTTTTAACTTTGTTTTAGTTTGTTTTGCTCTCCTTTTAATAAACTCAATAACCGCATTTAAATCTTTAGCAGTATATGTTATTTTATCTGCTTCTCTTAATTTAACAGGAACATATCTTTTACTTCTTGACTGTGGCGAACTACCATTAATACCAAACTTTAGAACTCTATTTAAATCTAAAGTTCCATGATATTCAGTAACAGGGCCAAGACTTTCTTTTAATATGTCCTTCCAACTCATATTACTCATCTCTTAAAGAATCCTCATATTCGCTTAATCCTGTTCTATATGCTATAGGGTCTAATTCCCTAATTATTCTAGATGGAGAAAAGGTAAGATTACCTAATTTAACTTCTCCATAAATTTCATCTAACAGTTCATCATATTGTTCTTTTAAGTCGTCATCCGACATTTCTTTTATTACTTTTTTCCAATCCATTTTAATCATCTCATTGATTTATTACCACGACACTTCCATTTCTTTCTACTTAATCTGTTTGGGCTATTTGGGTCTTTTCTCCAATTACCTTTAATTTTATTTGACCTTGCACAATAGGCATCTCCTTTTTTACTTCCGGGTCTTATTCTATCTTTACCGTCTTTTGCTTTACCAGCCTGTCCATAAGAAACAGTCCTATTACCAACCTTTTTAGAAAACCTTTTTCCTTTAGCGGGTTTCTTTAATATATCTTCCCAAGTCATTTTAATCATACTTCCTTCTTAACATCGGATTTCTAAACAAAGTAACAACCTTCCATTTATTTCTTCCTTTAGGTAATTCTCTATTTAATTTATCAGCCATACGTTGTGCTTCTTCTTCGTTTTTAAATTCTTTAGCCTTTTCAAAACCTTTTTCTGAATACCATTCAAAACTTTTAATTATATCTTTCCAAGTCATTTTAACTTCTCCGCAAAAAATCTCTCAGCCATATCAGCCCTAATCTCATTATCGGTTATTGAATTTATATATTTTTTCTTTTCATTAGGATGATTAGTAAAGAAATGATGTATTACCTGTTTTATATCTCTAAAAGATAGTTCATCGTGTACAATATGACCATCCCATTCACTTTCTGTTCCGTCTATAGTCCTGCGTTTGTCTATTGCCAAACTATAACTAGCAAAAGGATAACTTATACCTTTTATTAATATATCACCGCTTTTTAAGAACTCCCACATATTCTCATCTTCTTTTTCATCTTTTACATAGAATGGTTCTTTAACTTCTATTCCTTCTTTTGTTAATCTTAAGAACTCCCTATGCTCTAGGAATTTCATAAAATCCCTCATTAACATCCAAGAATGTTTTTCATACTCATCGGGCCACATTACAATATCTTTTCCCGACTCTAACATCTCCTTATATTTGTCGAATGCCATTTCACTGTATCTTGTATTGAAATCATCTTTTTTTAATATATCTTTCCAAGTCATCTTTCATACCTCCAAGTAATTTGTCCAACTTGTTCTAAACCCCATCGGTTTGCCATATTATCTAATACTTCTTGAGATGGTTCTATTCCTAAATCTTTTTCTAAAAAGTTCTTTAATTCCAAATTATTCATTTGGTTTACATCGGATTCGTTTTCTCTTAATATTTTAATAACGGAGGGGTCGTTAATATAATGTATAATTAATGGTCTATTATAGCCTTCTACTATCCACCTAAATTCTCTTGGTTTATTTCTTACTCTATCTAAAGCCGAATCCATATTTTTTAATATATCAATCCAACTCATTTTACCCCTTCCTATTTTTTCCGTCTACTTTCATTATATTTTCTTCTCCATTCTATGGCCTTAGGGCTAGTTTGTTGATAGATTTTTCTTCTTTCTGCTCTAGCGGCACTTAAGAAATTCGATAATACATCTACTACTTCTTGATACCTACCTTCTTCGGATAACATCATTAATAAAGTAAATTTGTCTTCATCAATTGTTTCTAAATTAGAGTCTAACCTCAATACAGCAGTTAAATTTGGTGGAATATTAAGATTATTTAATTCACTTAATGGAATATTAAAAAACTCAGTAAGCATACGTTGTGCTTCTGAGTATTCTTTTTTTCGTTTGACGATATTTTCCCAAGTCATTTTTATTCACTACCAAAAAGTTCTTTTCTTTGTTTACTTCTTTCTCCTTGAGTTGTTTTAATTTGAACTTTATTTCTTTCATCCGACCTACCTAAACTTCTTAATTTTTTCAAATCCTTTATGAAACCAACTAACGCACTTTCAGTAGCCTTTGCTCTTTCTCTATCTTGTTTATACTGTTTTTTTGCATTCTTGCCATACTCCTCATATTTTCCTGAAATATATCTTTCGTTCATTCCAATATAGATATCACTTAAAGTATCTAATGCTGGCCCTTCCATAAATTCTATTACTTTATTTAGTTCATTAAAATGTTTCATTTCTTCCGGTGCAAATTCTTCTGCAACCTCTTTCTCATAATCGCTAATTTTCACTATATCTTTCCAAGTCATAATTTATTACTCCTTTAATATTCAAAAATTGGGCTGGAATTTTTTTGGCACTTGCGCGTTTTTTTATTTTTA